ATGATCCACTTCCCCGAGAACTGAATAGCCGTTTTGAATCTGATCATTAAGGGTTTTGACAGCCTTGCCAATCTCATTAACAGGGTAAACACGCTGGTTGGCGTTTTTTATACCGCCCTGGATGCAAATCCCGGACATGTACAAGTTTTTCCCATCTTTGTCATCAGACTCAACAACCATTTTTGCTTCGTTGAAACTGAGATTCTCTCGGAGGTATAAAGACATATTGTAGTATAGTCTCGTTTTTATTTTACACGCTTGCCAATCAACGATCTGGTGTTCTTCTCACCGTCACGACTCACAGCACCTGTGCCAGCGCCAGCTACTTGACCATTCGGATTGTTGAAACCAGCTTGACGATCAATGCCGCCGCCTTTGACTTGTTTCTTGAAACCTGTTTTGCCTGCATCACTACCCGGACGGTTGTGTACATTCAAACCAGCTGTTAGGTCGCCTGCTTTAGGACTGGCCAACCCACCTTGTGTTCCGCCTGATGTTGTTGAAAAGTTTTGTGCAATGTTCTTATTAGAACCGCCCATGTCATTTTTCATGTTGTCAATTAGTGAACGTGTGTTAGTGCCGTTGTCGCCATGCTTTGGTGCTGGAACTTTGTTAACATATTCCATCATTGGCATTTCTTCTTCATCCATGCCGCCCATGTCATCCATGCCGCCCATTTCTGGTTCCATGCCCATGTCGTCACTGCCCATGTGCTCTTCGCCTTCTTCGCCGGCTAATAGTTGTTCAAATTCTGCTTTAAGATCTTCTAATGCATCTTCTAGATCCATTACGCGATCTTCTAGATCTTCATCACCTTCGCCACCTTCTTCGTCACCGAATGGATCGTCTTCGCTGTCATCAGCATCGTCGCCTTCTTTGTCATCAGATTCTTCGTCGTCGCTTTCTTCTTCAGCGCCTTCTTCTTCCATAGACTCTTCTTCAGCGCCTTCTTCTTCCATTTCTTCTTCCATGGACTCTTCTTCTTCCATGCCTTCGTCTTGCTTGCTGTATGGGTTACCGGAGTCCTGGCTGAAATCTTCAGCTAATAATTCTTCGTAAATTTCACGTGATTTGCCAACAACAATGTTGTGGAATATTTCTTTTGCAGATTGTTGATCATCATTGATCAAAGCTTCTAGCATGGCTTCAAATTGAGCGCGGTCAGTCATGTTAATTCTCCTGTGGTTGATGTATAGTTACAAGGCTGTTTATTATTTACACGAAAGATGTAAATCAAGTGTAATATAGGCAAAAAACAGTCAGTTTTTGACTGTTTTTTATTATGCGGGTGGTGCGGCAGGTGCGGCCGCATACATGTCGTGAATAAAGTCTAGTTCATTCTCTTGTTCCAGTATGTGAGCCTCACTGCTTTTACGCAATTCGTTCAACTGCTTAAGAGTCAATCTTGTTTTTCTAGTGTCGCTACGATGCATGACACCGTTATCACGACTTGCATCATAACGCAAATCGTTAGCAACATGCCTGGTGTCAGGATCAATATAAAACAGTTCTCTTAAAATCATATTGTATTTATACTGGAGGAGCGGCAGCGGGTGCTCCCCCGCCTGGAGCGGCAGCGCCTGGAGTTTGAGCGGCTCCATTTTCTCCGGTATCCATGTCTTCTGGGGCGTCCATATCGCCGGCAGCACCCAAGTCGCCTTCAATTCCGCTGGCACTCAATCCTGCACTGCGCAATTCTCCAGCGGCATCTGTGTGCGTTGGCTCGCCTTTGCCATTCTCTTCTGCCCAATAGCGTTCGTTTTCTGACAGCTCTTCTTGAGTCAAACCCAAGAAACGCTTCATGGCAAAGCGTTTTGACACAAACGGCACTGCTTGAATGGTGTTAAATGTGTTGATACGTTCAGCATCAATAGCACTTTGCTTGCTTGATGCAAAGTTAAGTGGTGGATTAAACTGCAATTCAAACAGATTGCTGTCAATGTTCACACCTTTGCTGTGCATGTACATCTTAAATTCATCATCAAACACTGCTGTAATCAATGCCTGCAAGCGTTCGCAGTACTTGTTAAAGCGCAGTTCCTGAATATATGCTGTGCCCACACGTCCATCGTTGAAATTACTTTGACTATCGTCCGCACCAGTGGGCAAATAGCTTGACGGAATACGCAAACCACGAAACAGCTTGTTGGTAAAGTACTTCAAGTCGTCAATTTCGCCAATGTTCTTGCCGCCTTCCAGCATGGTAACATCTGATCCTTTGCCGTCTGCTGTTTTAGGAAAGAAATAATCTTCATTTATACTCAGTGGATTGTATGCTGAATCAATTACGTTCTGTCCGCCGCCTGTTTGACTAGGTATACGGCGTTGGTGAATTTCGTTCTTAACACGTTCCACAAATGCCATAGCCAAGTGACTAGGCATATTACCTACGTCGATATGGAATACTCTGCGTTCCGGCGCACGTTGTATACGATAAATTAATATAGCATCTTCCAGCAATTCTTTTTGTTTGTACACTTTGAATATGTTTTCCAACAAACTGTTACCAAATGGATAGTTGTTGTCCAACCCTTCGCTTAGGCTCAAATGTATAACATGCTTGGCATCAATGGCATTTTCTTTAAATTGTATACCAAATCTGCTGCCACTTGAACCAGCTCCAGTACTGCCACGCTGTGCGCTAGTACCAGTACTACCACTTGCTGGTACAGGTCCTCCGCCCGGCGACTTAGAACTCATGTTGGCTGTAATTTGTGTAGCTACCAAATGTTCAAAATTGGGTGCTAGGTCTTTAACAATGTATTGTTCTGGCTTTTTGCCTTCGCTTTCGTTAACAATGACCTTGATCAAGTTACTGGTATCGATCCAATTCCACTTTTGATTCTCGGGATCACGTATGAAAAATGCGTCACCGTACTTGAATACATTACGTACAATACGAAAAATACGTGTATCAAACTTTTGTAGCTTGTTCCACTGTTGTAAATACTCGCTTAACACACGAACTTCCACATTGGTGGCCTTGTGTCGCCATTTGATTGCAAATGGACTGCTGTTGTCTTTTAATTTTTGTGTGCAAAACTCTGCCAAAATATCCAAGGCCGCATTGACTTCTGGATCGCTGTCCATGGTTTCATACTGTTGGTAGCGTTCAATACGGTTTGGACTACCAGAATACACATCTGGCAAGTAACTGCTGTAGTTGCTACGTGCTGGGCCCGGACGGTTGCCGCTATTAATTCCATTAATAGGGCTCAATGATTCGCCGTTGACGGGAACAGGTGTGAAGTATTTTTTCCAACTCATAGTTTTCCTTAAGCGTGTGTTCTATTGCCAGTAGCTTTGCCAGAGTTTTTAGCGGTCTTTTCACTGTGACCACTAATGTCCAGTGTTGCCTTTAGCATTTTATCCATACTACTATTTAAGCGAATTAAAGAGTCGTTGAGATCTTTCATGGACACAGTTCCGCCAGCAGTTGGCATGGGCTCTGCGCTTTTAGTAGGAGTTGCTGACTGTTTAGAAATGCTTTCTCCAACTGCGCCGTCACGTTCAGATTTCTTTGCTTGTTCTTGTTCTGCACGAGACATGGTGCTGGGGTCAAATCGTGGAGCTTCTATTTTTGGTGCTGCCATTGGATTTGCAGATGGTCTATCTATCTTTGGCAATTCAAATTTTGGCATGTCAAAGCGCGGTGTGGCAACTTTTGGCATTTCAAACTTTGGCAGGTCAAAGCGCGGTGTGGCAGCTTTTGGTATATCTGTTTTGAGTGGGCTTCCACCCAGTCCGGATATTTTAGTTTTAATATCTCCAAACATGCTTTGAAATTTATCATTGGGCACAATGTCACCCGCTGTCTTGGATTTGAACAACTCTGGACCGTTTTCACCCACAATATAAACTTGTTCCGCATCTACTGGACCGCCTTGTGCTTTCTTCTGCAATTTAGGCAACTGTGTGTTGACTGCTGGAGCATTGGGTGCAGTGCCGGTACCAGTTCCTCCGCCGCCAGGTGTTGTTACACCCAATACTGCTTTACCAGCATTTAAGATAACATTCATACTTTTTTCAACATCACCGCCCTTGCCGTACACTGCTGTAACGGCTTTGCCCCATGTTTCAATACCTAACTTGCTGTTAGCCAACTTGGTGATTTCCTTGTTCAACAGTGCCAACGATTCATTTGCTGTGTTGAATGCGGCATTCTGTAACTGTGTTACAGCTTGTTGAGGAGCCACTTGAGGATTTGGTGCGCCAGTTTTTAGTTTGCTTTCGCTTAGATTTGCAACTTCCTTTTGTCTTTCTTTTTCTGTATCGTATTTTGTTTGACCCGGGGCACGATTGGCTTGTGTTGCATTAACTCCACCACGTTCAAGATTTTCTTCGTAACTTTTTCTTAATCCGCCTCTTAACTGATCAGGAGCACTTTGCAACAGGCGTTGGAAACCTTTGGTCTTTTGATATTCAGCAGTGTCCACTTTGGCGCGATCCAGTATTGCCTGAGCCGCTTCGCGTTCTTGATCGGTTTTGGCTTTGGCCATCAGTTGATTGCCTTTGATAAACTCGCCCATGGCCTTTGGACCCATGCTCATCATTTGTATTTGATTTTCTTGACTCAGTCTTCCGCCTGCTTGAATGATCTGTGCGGCATCTCCGGCACCTTTGCCCATGCCAGCCAATGCCGCTTGACTTGCTATAATGGCCTTGCGTTGGTCTTCAGTTGCTCCTACCAGTTGTGCTTGAACTTCAGCACTGCTTAATCGTGCTTCCAATTCTTTTTCAATCACATCTCTACTTTTGCCCGAACTAATGGCTGTACGATTAATTTGTTCAGCCAACTCTTTTGCAGATTTTGCGGCGCCTATTTTTGCTTCTTCAGTTGCCAGTTCTTCTTTTCTGCCCATTTGACTAAGCAACAGGATTTTGCCCAGTTCAGCTTGTCCAATCTGATTGGCCAATCCAGAGTCCTGTGCAGACTTTATCAACTTATCACCTGTTCCGGCCAATTGTCTAGCACGATCATCAGCATTGCCAGCAAAGTTATTCAAGGCACCCTTACTATTGGCCATGGCTGTTGCATAATCTTTTACTTCTAAACCAGCAGTACGCAGTCCAACAGTCATGCCCATGAAGTCACCGCCGCCGATACCCTCATTTGAATTGGCCCGTGATTTGTCTGCTTGAGCAAGTGCGGCATTGCCCATTGCGGCCAACGGGCCTGCTCCATATTTTGCCAACATTTCCATGGCGCCTTTGGCTTCTTTGCCAATATCTTGCCCGGCAGTTTTCCATGCAGTTTCTAGCCTAATACCCGCGCCAATTACATCTACAAACTTCTTAGATAGTAGTCCGGCATTTTCAGCCAATTGATCTATAATACCACCGTTACCGCCACCTTTTGCATTAGCGCCGCCGGGTCCTGGAGGTCTAGCTCCAGAGTTGTTGCCCACTAAAATATCGGTCAACATTTGTCTCAGAGTTTCAACGGTCAATTCCATAAAAAGAAATCCTTAAAAAGTACGTATATAAATACAATTACATATATTTATCAGGAGCCAAAATGGCCAATAATCCCTTAGAGCAGTTTTTTAGACAACCAAAGATATTCATCAATTTGCCCAGTCAAGGTGCATATCATGAGGAAGGAGTAATGCAAGGTGATACAGTAAACATGCCAGTATACAGTATGACAGCAATGGATGAAATCATTGCCAAAACTCCAGATGCCATGTTCAGTGGAGAAAGCACAGTGCGCATGATACAAAGCTGTTGCCCCAATGTTAAAAATGCCTGGGGTCTCAGCATGATAGATACAGACTTGTTGTTTGCCGCAATACGTATTGCCACTTACGGTAACTTTTTATCAGTGACTCACGTGTGTCCAGGTTGCAAAACTGATAATCAATATGACCTAGATCTCAGTCGTGTGGTGGATCATCTTACTGGTTGCAAATATAACAATACTATTGTATTGAATAAAATAACCATACGCACACAACCTGTAACATATAAGGTAAGCACGGACATTGCCGTGAAACAGTATCAAATGAACAAACGATTGGTTCAGTTGGAAACCATGGAAGACTCAGACGAAAAACAAAAATTGATCAACGAGCTGTTTGTGGATATTGGCAAAATACAAACTGAATTTTTTATTGCCAATGTGGAAAGCATCGATACTGGTAGTCAAGTTGTTACTGAGCGACCGTTTATTATAGAGTTTATGAACAATTGCGACAAGACCATTTACGATGCTATTAAAAAACAAGTGGAATTAAATCAAGACACTTGGAAATTGCCGTCATACGAAGTCAAATGTACTGAATGCAGTAAAGATAACAACGTTACTATTACTCTAGATCAATCAAATTTTTTCGTCTAAGCCTGATCTTCCTGTCCGCTGAAGAAATTCAAAAGGAACTGATTAGGCTAGAAGAAGAAGTTAAAGAATTCAAACAAGAGCTATTTAGAATTAGTTGGTACATGCGAGGCGGAGTAACAGTAAACGATTTGTTACAAATCTACGGTTATGAAGATAGAATAGCCATGTATAATATCATTAAAGAAAATATAGAAACTACCAAAGAGTCTGGACTGCCGTTACTTTAACGAACCATCCGGATTTATTTCTCGTCCTTGATAGTCATATTGTCTTTTTACAGCAGGTGTTTGTGCAACTGCTGGTTCTGATGGTGCCGGCACTTCAGCTTTAGCACCTTGATTTGTTGCAGTTCCCGGTGGCACTGGTTCGTCTGTCTTTTCAGATTCTGCATCTTTCGCTTTGGATGCTTCAGCTTCTTTAGCTATGGCGGCATTTATATTTTTAACAATTTTGTCGTATCGTTCAAAACTGTCTTTGTATTTTGGCATATTGGCAACTTCACTCTCTTGCATCCAATTTGCCAATTCTGTTGCACCATCAGACATTAGTAAAGGATTATGCATTACCAAAGTGAGAATCACCTGGCTGGGGTTTGGATCCTTGGCTATTTCTAATGCTATCAAATTGAATGCGGCCGGAGATGCAATTTTTGTTAGTTGTGTCACGCCGGGAATAAATGTTCCTAAAACTCTAAAAATTCCATATCCAGTGGCAGATACTAGAAGGCTACCAGAAAGTATTTCTAACATTTTGGCCACAGCTTTTTGCATTTGTAGACGGTTGTATAACACAAACCACTCTTCTATATTTTCAGGCTCTCGTCCTTGGTATGACATGCCTGTTAACTGCCCAGCATCTTTTAACTGTTGAAATGCATTGTTGTCAGTGTCTCCAAGATATTCTCTTGCACTGTCCATGGTTTTTTTATACGTGCTAATTGGACCAGATAAAATTTTACCTAGGATAGCAAGATTTAAAAGAGCGTAAACACCACCAACCAATGCAATAACTCCTTTGACTGTGCCCCACACAGTAAATCTGTTGCCGGATTTCACTTTGGCTGCTTTGGCTTCTTTGGCTTCTGCGGCTTTCTCGGCAACTTTTTTAGGATTTGTAGTACCAAATTGAGATGCAATCCTATCCAAGTACTTGGCTTCTGCCAGCTGTAATATATCTTTTCTAGCATCAGGAAACTGAGCAAATAAATCGTTTGGTACAGCTGGTGTACCTGGAGTAGCTGGAGTGCCCGGGACACTTTTCATCGCGGGCTTGCCGTCTGCGCCAATAATGGGTTGGCCATTGTTGCCCAACATGGGTTCTTGAGTTCGACCTTTTGCTGGCGTACCAGGAGTGGCGGCCTGTTTGGGCGGCACAATTGCTTCAACGGGTCTAGGCTCAGTGAATTTGTTTATTCTAGCATCATACAGTTCGTCTGCATATTTGTCGGCGGCTGAACGTAGTTTGGTAAAGGCCTCCCGATCAAGTCTCGCACCTATGCCCAATATTCCGCCTTTCTCATACTTGTCTGCAATCTGATACGCTACTAACTTTTCTGCCGCGTTATCCTTGCCTGCTTTTTTTTCCAAGAAAGTGGCCATATCTAGACCAAACAATTGACGCAATTTATATTGCGCTTTCAACAAAATGCCAGGGCCTTCGTCGCCCAGAGTCTGGCCCAGATAACCTTCATTTAGTCGTGATTCCGAAATTATTTCATGTACTTTCATAGTTTGTTCTCAGTATGATATTTATCTAGTGCTTCAAGAAGAACTTGCGTTCTTCTGTTCATCGCTATCGCTCGAACTGCTAGTTTTCTTTTAATATGTATGATCAAACGCGAAGCGTTAAGATATTATCTAGATCGTTCAGTCACACTTTGCCCTGGCGGGCAAAGTTGTTTTTGGACATTATCTGAGTCGAACAATATCACTTAGCGTTAGCACTAAAACGTAGGCGGTCATCCGGTACCTACTCATGCTGTCTTTATATGACGGCGGGCTTGCAACATACGCTAACATGCTGTAAACCGTGGGGCCACTACCCCTCTTTTAGCCTGGAAAATTTTTGCTGTTGACTAAACGGATTCAGTAGGCACGTTCCGTCAAGGTCCTGTAAAGGATACTAATCAACATCTCTGTCACCAAGCAGAACTACCTTGCCGTCACACATCAGAACGGATTCAGGGCACACTATCAACGCCTGTGCGGGCTTATTTGGTGATTAAAGGGCCTGGTTTATTGATTTTTGAGTATGTGTGAACCGTGTACACGCACGGAGATTTGACCATTATAATAGTCTTTTGACTCCAGCACACGACGGCTGAACTGTTCACGAGCCTCTATATATGACGTTTCAGCTTTGCTGTTGCAATAGAAAAGTATGTCTCGCCGAAAGTTTTCTTGACCTAACTGCGCGATGTCCTTGAGCAATTCATCCGACGAACCATAATAAGTACGCCAGTCCGAATCAATTTTACCGCGGATTTTCTTTTTTTTCTTGGTGCCGTTTTTTAATTTTACTGTTTTGTAAGTGGTTTTAGAAAATTTTGCTAGTTTTTTGCCTATGTACATACGCCCTGTGAGTGTGTTTGTTATAAGATAAACAAACCCAACACACTCTTCGGGCAACGTTTCTATAAGTTGATTTTCGTAGTACCAAGACATAATATATGTATATTATGCATCCTGGTCACCACCTGCCTCTTGGTTTGCCTTGCGTTGCGCCTTGTCCTGATCCAGCCAAACACGATACTGTTGTACATGTTCTCTGCGTTCACGGGCTATGATTCTAATCTGCGCCAACCAGTAGCGCATGTTCTCCCCTGCTCGTCTAGTACCACGAGCCTGCCATTTTTGATTTTCTTTGAAGTACTCTTTGAAAGCTGTCATGAGACGCTCGTGCGATTCTTCGTTTTGAAACGGAACTGGATCAACGTGCTTACTCATTGATCTCCAAATCGTTGGCATAGTAAGTAAAGCCATTTTCTTTGATAACTTTGAGCACATTGTTCACCCGACCAATCAATTCGTCCTTGTGCGATATTAAGAAAATGTTCTTTTTACGTTCACGGCTCATCTTTTTAAGCACAGCCAGAGCGCCTTCTACACCAGCCGCATCCAAGCCGTTGTCGATAAGTTCGTCTACAAACAGCAGATTAATCTGTTGATACAAACTTTCCCACACGTCTCTAAAACTCCATGACAAGCCCAGGATAAGTCTGTTGCGTTCGCCTCTGCTGAGATTATCAAAATCCAAGTCTTGCCCCAGTTGTGTAATTTCAACTGTGAGGTCATTCTTAAACATCACAGTGTGTGGCAAGCCCATTTTGTCAAGATAATAAGTCAAGCGGTTGTTCAAATATGCTAGGTTTTGATCAATGATCTTTTTACGGATAAACGAATCCTTGCTGGTCAATAGTTTGAGTAAAAACTCTTGATGGTCCTTGAGTGTGTTAAGTGTGTTAACTGTGTCCCATGTAATTTCTTGAATGGCAGTATCAGTTAGTTCGTCGATCTGTTCTTGGTACGGATCAGTTTCTCCATCCTTGATAGTCAGCTGTGTTTCCAAACTTTTTAGATTGTTTTGGTGTTTGAGTGCCTGCTCAACACTATCGTAATAGGTGTTGGGTCTAGCTGCCACTTCACCAATGGCTGTGATTTCTTTAGTAATTCTAGCAGTGTCAGCGGCCACTTTGTCAAAGTATTTTTGTGCTTCGGCCAAGTGTGCAGTAGCTTCAGCTGACATTTCCTCATGCTTGTGGTCATGCAAATCTTGGTCGCAAGCATGGCATTTTTTATCTTGCAGTTTAGCAAGCTCGCTAGCATACTTTTTTACGCTTCGCTCCGCTTGCGCTATCGCGCTATCTAAGGTTGCCCGCTCCTTGTTCAGACTTTTTAATTTGGCTGCTTTTTCTTCGTATGCTTTGAGCTCTGCGTGTTTGGCCAATTCAGCATCAATGTCCACACTTTCCAGTTCAATAATAGCACGGGCAATTTTTTCTACTTCTTGATTGTGCTGATTATTCCAAGCACTTTGTCTTGTCAACAGGCCGTCAATACTGACCTGTATCTTTTCGTTGCTTTTGCGTGAGGCTTCTATGTTGGCAGTTTCTTGTGTAACTTGATCCTTGGTCAGTTTGATCATTTCTTTCAAGCTCTCGGCTTTTTCACTTAGAATAGTGATACCCAGCAGTTGCTCAATGATCACACGTTGGTCATTGGCCCGCATACTTAAAAACGGTTCTGTATAAGTGTTGAGTGCAACCACGTGTTTGAACATGTCGTGACTCATACCCATCAAGTCATCCAAGTCCTTCTGGGTTTCACGCATGTCACCTTGTGCGTCATCTGTTTCAGCAGTTTCTTGTTCTTGGTCGTTCACAAAAAACTTTAGTACATTGGGTTTGCGTCCACGTTCAATTCTATAGTCCAAGCCATCTTTTTCAAAGCCCAAGGTAACCAACATGCCCTTGTTGTTGATCTTGTTAATGAGATTGTCTTTTTTGATGTTGGTTAACGCATTGCCAAATAAAGCATAACTGAGTGCATTCACGATGGTAGTTTTACCTGTACCATTACGGCTTCCGTTGTCGTCACCGCCTTGATCCAAGTTCTCACCCAGCACCAGTGTTAAGTTTTGCTGTGCAAAATTCACTGCTTGAGTCTGGTTACCCACACTCATAAAGTTTTTAACTGTTAATTCTTTTATCTTGATCATAGGCTATTATAAATTGACAACAAGGTATTTTTGTCGTAAGTATCACTTTCAATGTTGATAATCTGACTGGACACAATCTGATCTACACTTTCAAATGCCTGAATATCAATATTGGTATTGATTTCAATATCTTTCTTTTCTGCAATCAGTGTGAGTTCACGAATGTCGTAATCTGATACAAACTTCTCTTTAATAAAACTGGCTTCTTCGTAGGTAATATCAATATCCAATGTGACACGCAAATGCTGTTTAGTTTTAATGATAGTGTCTGCACCGTCGATCAGTTCACTAAGTTTCAGTGTACGGAATGTGGGTTGATTATCCCACGTATGATATTGGGGAACACCGTCCCAATCTAAAATCATCATGCCACGCTCGTCATCCCAAGTGTCTGCATAGTTGTGCGGAAATGCATTGCCGATATAGACCACATTGCCCTGTTGTTGACGTTTGTGGAAATGTCCAGAGAACACATAGTCCGGGCCACGCAAATCCGCCGCTTGTAATTCTCCATGATCTGGCATTTGCACCATGGCATTCATGTAGAATAAGGGCAATTCAAAGTGCCCAAAGATGTATTTGCTCTTGGAGCCTTTTAAACTTTTCCATTCGTCACCTACAAGCCACGGGCACATAGTAACGTTACCAATACTAGTAGGCTCGTGAACAACAGTAATCCCAGGAATATACTTGCCAAATTCAACGGAATGTATATCCCGCTTGTCTTTGTAATATAGATCATGATTGCCAGGGAAAAAGTAAAATTGATCAAAGCTCTGACCGAGCTTTTCCAAGGCCCTAAGGCTATAGTCCATAGTAGTGATATTAAGACTATTACGATTGTGATGCCAATCCCCCATAAATATTCCAGTATCACACCCTTCCTCCTTGGCTTTGGCAATATACCAGTCTACAAAATCTTCACAATCTTGATTGTGTACACTGCTGTTAGATTTTAATCCAAAATGGATATCTGTAAAACAAGCTACTTTTTTAAACAAATTACTCACTCGGTGTGTCCTCGTTGTGTCGTTTCAACGCCGCCGCATGTTCTCCAGCACCAGTTCTTGAATAGCTAGGATTCATACCGTTGATTTCTAAAATATCATCACGAATGTTTTGATTGCGTTTTTCAATGTTGATGACACGCACAAAACTGTTGGTCACAGCCGCAGTAAAATAAGCAAACGGATTGTCTGATTTGCTTTCGTCAAATTGTAATCCAATCTGTGTTAACTGTAAAATGGCCTGACCCTTCATTTCGTCATTGTATGTGTAGCCACGAACGTTGCCGCGAGTAGCATACCTCTCACACAATTTTAACATCATTCTAGCTAAGGTGTTAGTAATTTGGCCCGCATCTTTATCAAAGTGCCCCTTGTCCAATGTGCCCTTCCAATGACTCTTGCCCACACAGATCAACTCATCCACATCATTGAACTTCCAATGTTGGAACGGTGGAAAGTTAACTTTGTCTCTGTGATCAGCAAGACTTTTAGGATTCTTTTTACGAGTGTTGTTAAGTGGTATGTGGTCAAAAGTCATGATCCTAAACACAATATCTGTTTTTTGAATTTTTTTATAATCCATTTCGCAGTCTGCTTGTTTGACTTTTTCTCCGGCTTTTTTGCGGGTTGCATATTCCAAATCGCCTATGCGTTTGGCTTGATTGCGTTTGGCTTCTGCGATTGTTCTAATATTGATTTTGTCTATACTGGGCAAAATCATATCATACTGATGATATTTTGGATCGGTAAAACTGCAATATGAAGTTTTTGATCTGTGTATTTCCAACAACATGTCCTTGTTGTTTAGGTAATTTACTTTTGCTGTCATCCTTGAAGAGTCCTCTAATAAGTTATTATAAACTACGCACATTAAAAAGTCAACTAAATACTATACCAAAATAGGAATAAAACTATGGGACTACTAGACACACTATCCGGCTCGGCCAACATACTCGGAGCAGGTTCCAGTGCCATTAACACAGCGAGAAACATGTCTAGTGCAATCAGCACAGCATATTCCAGCGAAGGCGGCGGTGTTGCGGCTGCAATGCGAGCAATCAATTTGCCAGCCGCTGGAGAAGCAGTGGGCGACATAATGAGCGCAGTGGCCACATTTGGTGGAGATGCCAACGCCAACGATTGGCGTGCCAGATTAAGTCTAGCCAACTGGACCAGTTTCAAAAGCAGTCCAGTTTTGAAACCATTAAAAGATGCCGGCGGTTTAATTTTTCCATACACTCCTAAAATCACAATTGCCAGCAATGCTGATTATCAGACAATTGATACTGTACACACAAATTACAAATTTCAAGCATTTAAAAATAGTGATCCCGGAACTATACAAATTGAAGGCCCTATGTATGTTGAAGATGCTACACAAGGACTCTATTGGATTGCCATGGTGCATTATTTAAGAAGTCTTACCAAAATGTTTGCTGGAAATGATCCTAAGGCCGGAAACCCACCGCCCATTATTTTCTTCAACGCTTATGGAAACTACGTGTTTAAAAACATTCCGGTGGTAGTGACTAAAATGAGTATTACTTTGCCCAACGATGTGGATTATATCGGATGCAATGTGGTTGGCAGCGCCGCAGGAGAAATACAAGGCGTTGCAGATAGCATTGGCGGTCTTGCCAGTATGGGTGCCGGCTTGTTAGGTGGCGACAGCGCACTGGGCGGAATATTAGGGGGTGTCAGTAGTATTGCTGGCGGAGTAGGACAGGTGGCAGGATTGCTAGGTTCGTTTGGTATCGGTGGCACAACCAGCGGCGGAGTTGCCCATGTGCCTACCAAGAGTACCTACAGTATAACACTGCACCCCATATACAGCAGAAATAGTGCTCGTAACTTTAGTCTTGATAGATTTGTTACTGGTGGATATCTTAACAATAGTTTTGGATATATTTAATTATGAAAGTTAATTATTCTAATACAAGTCCTTGGTATACCACAAGAATAAAAAAAAATTATCTTGGCATTTTATCTATTAGACCAGTAAGTGCTGATGTGGATGATTTTCTCTATACAATAGAACCACAATACACATATCGTCCCGATTTGTTAGCATACGACTTGTATGGAGAACAGAATTTATGGTGGGTTTTTATGCAACGAAATTTGAATGTTATTCAAGATCCTATTTTGGATTTTGTTCCTGGAACGCAAATATACATACCCAAAGGTAGCAGTTTAAAAACTGTGTTAGGATTATAAAATGAGTTTAGATGGATTGCCCGGTATAATAGATTCTGCTACACAAACCATTGCCAGCGTCAGTAAAGCCGCAGATGCAATTGTGTCAACAAGTTCTATCAGTGGCCTCACTTCGGCACTTAGTAGTGTATCTGGAGCGTTCAGCAGTATTGGTAACTTTTTTAAAGGCCTTGCGGCTGGCCAACAACTGCCTCTTAAAAATCCCTTGTTTGCCTATGCCAGTTATACCTATGTGTTGGGCATAGGAATACTCACAGAAGAAGATTTAAATTATCCAGACAAAACATATAAAGCTGGCAAACGTATTCCATTAATTTGTAAAGATGCCAATGCCGACCCTAACAACAGAGTAAACACAGTATACGGAAAGTTTGATTTTTTTATCAACAACCTTGTACTGAATAGTGTTGTTGGTTTCGAGCAAGGTAGCAATAATACCAACGTGATGAATTTCAATTTTGATGTTACTGAGCCATACAGCATGGGGCTGTTCATGCTAGCTTTACAGCAAGGTGCTCAAGCAAACGGCTGGGACAACTGGCGCGAGTGCCCGTTTGTGTTAACCATTGACTTTCGTGGAAATACCGAGACCGGATTAATAAAAAGTATTCCAAACACCAGCAGACAAATTCCGTTTAGTTTTGTGGACCTGCAAATGACAGCAAGTGAAAAAGGCAGTGTATACAAGTGTACCGCCATGCCGTGGAATCAGATAGCATTAACAGATGATGTGGCCAATACCAAGAGCGATAGCTCAGCTATAGGATCTACTATACAAGAAATTTTGCAATCCGGAGAAAACAGTTTACAAGCAGTTCTTAATCAGCGCATGAGAGAAATGGAAAAACAAGGAATTGTAAAAAAAGCCGACGAGTATTTGATACTATTTCCAGAAAATGTTGCCAGTAGCGCGGACGGAAGCCAGAGTGAAGACAACACAGAGGATGCCGGTTCGGCAACTGAATCTGTGACAGATTCTCCCAATGCAGCCGGCCTTTACAGTTCGTTAGGAGTAGCCCGCAGTAAAACCAATCAAACACTGGTACAAGATCCAGGAAATTGCAACAGCATAGGCAAAGCCAGTTTGGGATTTGACGAAAAGCGCAAAGGTGATCCGTCATTTGGTAAAGATCAAGACATGTACAATTCAAAGACTGGTGTATTCAACCCCGGTAAATTTGTAGTTGATGGTACCAGCACTGAAATGCGATTCAGCCAAGATACCAGTATTCCGGCAGCAATCAATCAAGTAATACTTCAAAGTAATTTTGTAAACACGGCTCTTGACAGCAGTAAAATAACATCATCTGGTTTCAGAGAATGGTACCGTATCAGCCATAAAGTTTACACCATAGGTGAAGCACAGCTCAATACTGGATTAAAACCTAGATTAATTGTATATCAAGTAGTGCCGTACCAAGCTCATGCCAGTAGATTGTTGCCCCCGGGAGTCAAAGGTCCGGGATTTGGATCATTAGAAAATGAAGCTGTTAAAAAATATGAATATATCTATACAGGGCATAATGTAGATATTATGAGATTTGAAATTAAATTTGTAAACGGATTTGTGTACATCATGGGTGCAGACGGTTTGACAAAAACTCAAGACAAAGTCACAGCTAACCAAACAGGTGCACAGGAGCCAGACAAAAACTCCAATGTTAAGTTCATGCCAGACGGCAAACCAATTTCAACACAAGAAGGCATAACACCTACCATCTTAAAATGGACAAACACATTGACCGGACAAGATCGTGGCGGAGGCGGCGGTCAGGAAGGAGAAGCGCAACGTGCGGCCAAATTATTTCAACAAGCTATCAATAACCCATTTGACATGTATAATTTAGATATGACAATTATTGGAGATCCTTATTACATTACACAAAGTGGTACGGGAAATTATACAAGCGAACAAGCCACTAGCAATTTAAATACAGACGGCACTATAAATTATGAAAGTGGAGAAGTTGATATTTTAGTTAAATTTAGGACTCCTATAGATATTAATCAAGGTACAGGATTATACAACTTTGGCGGAACCAGCAAGACTGCTCCAGTAACACAATTCAGCGGACTATATTGTGTGCAAACTATTACCAGTACATTTATGGACGGAAAGTTCACGCAAGTATTGTCAGGGTTTCGTAGACCCACACAAGAATTTGAAGAAGAACCAACGGTAGCAGACCTGCCGTCGACCACTAGAACAGTAGTTGAAGAACCTACCATATACACAGACGAATAACTGAGAACACAATGTCAAACGATCAAACAAAAATCAGCGCCCAGGGAGCAGAACCGCGTCCTGGCCCGTTCCTGGCCCGTGTAATCAGCCACATGGACAGTACCTCCATGGGTATGCTACAAGTTGAACTTTTAAGGCCAACCGGTAACACTGGCGACTCTGGACAACTGCATCAAGTAAAATACATGAGTCCATTTTACGGAGTTACCAGCGCAGATTTTGTTAGAGAAGATCCTAATAACTATGGTAACACTCAAAAAAGCTACGGCTTCTGGGCAGTTCCTCCTGACGTGGGTACTACTGTTGTTGTAATCTTTATTGATGGAGATCCTAAACGTGGCTACTGGATGGGGTGTGTGCAAGACGAAGGCATGAATTTTATGGTTCCCGGTATTGCCGCCACTAGCAACGTAGTTGATGAAACAGACAGAATGCCCGTAGCCGAATACAACAAACAAATAAATTCGGTACAAGCTACCGGCGCCACTAAAAATAAAAAACCTCGACATCCGTTAGCAGATGCTTTAGAATCGCAAGGATTGTTAAAAGATGATATTCGCGGACTTACCACTAGCAGTGCCCGAAGAGATATACCCAGTATGGTGTTTGGTTGGAGTACTCCTGGGCCAGTTGATAAACGTCCCGGAAGCCCCCGCGGCCCGATTGGAAAAGAAGATTATAAAATACCAAACGCATTTGTAGGCCGTTTAGGCGGCAGCACCTTTGTTATGGACGATGGAGATGATAAATTTCTCCGTAAGAAGTCAGCAAAAGAAGATGCCCCAGTATATGCCAGCGTATTACAAAACGAAACAGACGGTGATGTGACAATACCTCATAACGAACTTATTCGTTTAAGAACAAGAACCGGGCATCAGATATTGTTGCACACTAGCGAAGATTTGATTTACATTACTAACAGCCGTGGAACAGCGTGGATAGAATTAACCAGTAATGGCAAGATAGATATCTATTCGCAAGATAGTATTAGTGTACATACAGAAAACGACATTAATTTCACAGCAGACCGCGATATTAACTTTACAGCTGGAGCAAATGTTAATATTAATGCCGCTACTAATATTAATCAACAAGCAGAGTCTGCGTTCAATTTAAAAACAGGTGCCGCTAGTAAAGTATCTGCTGGTGGAAATTTTGAAGTTACTGCTGCCAACACAGCTATTGACGGTGGAAATATTAATTTAAATTCTGGGGTTGCCACCGCAGCCGCTACTACTCCTAAAGCTTCTAGAATCCCACAAACTGAACCGTGGGCAGGACACGAAAATTTAGATCCTGCTAGTCATGTTCCAGATAAGACAAAGGCAACGGCTAGCCCTGAATTAGTAGAACCAAAAGCATTTAAGGTATACACAACAACAACTGACACTTTTAATAAAGTGCAGGGCGCTGAAGAAGAGAAACAATAAACATGGCTACAAACTTATACGATAAAATAACACTACCTGCTCGTCCTAACCCATCGCTGGCAGCGCCACAGATGTACAAGGGATTTAGTACAATTAATCCTAACACGCAAAACTTTATCCTATATGATTTTGAATTGATAAAGCAGGATTTGATCAATCACTTTAATATACGACAGGGCGAAAGACTAATGCAACCCAACTTTGGATGCATCATTTGGGACTTGATTTTTGAACCATTAACAGATCAAGTTAAAGATCTTATCTTACAAAATGTCAATCAGATTTTGAACTATGATCCTAGGATACAAGCTGGTAACGTGCTTGTAACACCCTACGATACTGGTTTACAAATACAATGTACGTTAACTTATTTGCCTTATAATATCAGCCAGGATCTACAATTGAAGTTTGATCAAGCCAACGGTTTGATCACACGATAAACTACGCACATATTTTTATCTAATAAATACACTTATTAGGATACATTATGAGCTCAACGGATAGACAAAATAACCTGTTAGTTTCAGAAGACTGGCAGAAAATTTATCAATCATTCAAGAACGCCGACTTCCAAAGTTACGACTTTGAGAATCTACGCCGTACCATGATTGACTATATCCGTACAAATTTTCCTGAAGATTTCAACGATTACATCGAGTCTAGCGAATACCTTGCCCTGATTGACCTTATTGCGTTCGTGGGCCAAAGCATAGCTTTCCGTGTGGACTTAAACGCCCGTGAAAACTTTTTAGAACTAGCAGAACGTCGTGACAGCGTGTTACGATTAAGCCGAATGATTGGCTACAATGCCAGCAGAAATGTGCCAGCTTCTGGATTGTTAAAATTTAACACTATACAAACTACAGAAAATGTATTAGACAGCAACGGTATTAATCTTGCTGGACAAGTAATTACTTGGAATGACCCAAGTAATACCAGTTGGTACGATCAATTTATTAAAATCATGAATGCCGCATTGCCAACTACACAGCAATTTGGCAATCCAATTGACCAGGCTAAAATTTATAATATTTCCACAAGTCAGTATAGATTCAATGCTAGAAACACAGATATTCCTGTTTACAATTTTACCAAATCGGTTGCTGGCCGTAGCATGAATTTTGAAATTACCAGTACAACATTTGCTAATAAAAATGTAATATACGAAGAAGCTCCCAAGGTAGGAAATCATCTTGCATTCATTTATAAAGATGATGGCTACGGTGCTGGAAGTACTAACACTGGTTTCTTTTTAAATTTTACGCAAGGCAATCTAAACCAAGGAGCGTTTAGCGTTACTCAACCCAGCAGTAATCAAACTATTGATATTAATACACAAAATATTAATAACAATGATGTGTGGTTGTATAGTCTAAATCAAAGTACTGGGTTGGAAGATACACTATGGACACAAGTTCCTGCATTGACTGGCAACAACATTATCTATAACAGTCTAAATAAAAATATTAAAACTATCTATAGTGTAATTACTCGTGCAGGAGATGCGATTAGTCTGGGATTTTCTGATGGTACATTTGGGGATTTACCATTAGGAAATTTTAGAAGTTACTATAGGATCAGTAACGGTTTATCATATGCAATATCTCCAAGCGACATTTTAAACGTGGCAATCAGTGTTCCCTATACCAGTAGTAAAGGGCAAGCCGAAACATTAACAGTAACTTTGAGTTTGGTGAACAATGTGTCAAATGCCAGCGGCACTGAGTCCAATATGAATATCAAAGCAAACGCTCCCCAAACATACTATACACAAAATCGCATGATAACTGGCGAAGATTACAGTATTAGTCCGTTAAGCATCACACAAAAAGTTGCTAAAGTAAAAAGTATTAATAGAACAAGTAGCGGTATCAGTCGTTATTTTGATCTAACAGATCCAACTGGAAAATACAGCAGTACCAATTTGTTTGCAGATGACGGCGTGGTCTATCAAGACTTGTATACTTCTAGCACAAATTTTTCCTACATGACCAAGACTGATGTAGAAGGAGTTGTGTATAATACAATTTTTCCTATATTGAACGACCCTAACTTGCGTAACTTTTATTATGCGAACTATATCAATTATATTTCTGAAAGTTTAGCTATTCAATGGGTCAATGTTACCACTGATAGTAATAGCAGTACTGGTTATGTGGGGGACTCAAGTCTAGTTCCTAAAAAATTGTCCAGTTATACCAGCACCGATTTAAAATATTTTACCAACGGAGCCTTGGTTAAATTTCTTGCTCCCACAGGACGATATTTTGACACTACTCGTCAAAATTCCCTAATGCCACTTCCTGTAACCGGTATGCTACCCTTTGGTGGTGTTGATTATCTGTGGGCGCAGGTTGCCACTATTGTTGGCGACGGCCTGGGCGACGGAGAAAACAATTCGGGAAAGACAACTATCAACGGTGGCCTATTTGGCGTAGTAACACTCAATGAAATAATCCCAACCACTGCAATTGTCAGTCAGATTATACCACAATTTAGTTCAACAATTGGATCAACGGTAGTGACTACCATGATTGATTTAATTTTTAATAATAAACCGTTTGGATTACGATATGATGCGGGAACACAAAGTTGGCAAATCGTTTTTGAAACCAATTTGAACACCACTAGCGGCTTCAGCTTGGGCTACCAAGGCGACACAACCAATACACAACAGGATTCAAGCTGGTTGTTGTTGCTTACTACTAATAACGAGTATTATACTGTGAACACACGATTGTTACGTTATATATTTGAAAGTGACAAGGCTGTATCGTTTTATTTTGATACATCATTAAAAGTGTACGATACAGTTTCTAGCACAACCATACTAGATAGTTTAAAAATATTGAGTATTAATCCTCAACCCGATAACACTATACCATTTACAACTGATCTTAACTGGCAAATTATCAGTGCATTTACTGGACAGGACGGGTATGTTGACCCTAGTAAAATTGTTGTAGCATTTGCAGACACATTAAACAACGGAATTGTTGATAATCCTCAATTGTTTTTAGATATTGTAGCGCCTGATACCAGTCCGTTAAAAAAATATGTTGTACAACAAAAATATTTGATTAGTCAAGGACAGGAAGATTATCGATACGTGAGTAATGCAACTGGACTTGTAAAAATACTTACAACACAGGGATCAGTAGGCAGTTTAAGTCAATACACTGACGGACAGTATTTTTACTTTGTAGACAAAGCAGTTGTTAAAAAATATGATGCCGCTACCAGCACACTGAATGCCAGTTTAGATTACAAAGTCTATGTTGGAAGAGATAATTTAAAATTTCAATACATTCATAATGCAGATTATAATAGCCGTATTGACCCAGGTGCCAGCAATATTATGGATGTGTACGTGTTAACAGTTGATTACGATACACAATTTAGACAGTGGCTATCAGGCGCCAATGTTAAAGAGCCAATGGCGCCAAGTAGTAGCGAACTTAACAGTTTACTGGCACCTAATCTAAATTTAATCAAATCTATCTCAGATGAAATTGTTTATCATCCAGTAAGTTATTTGTTACTGTTTGGACCAAAAGCTCCTGATAATTTACAAGCTACATTTAATGTTGTAAAAAATCCTACGAGTACCGCTAGTGATAATGATATTGTTGCAAGAATTATCGCAGCATTCAATAGATTTTTTACACTAGACAACTGGAACTTTGGCGATACGTTTTATTTTACCGAGCTATCAACTTATGTAATGAATCAACTTACGCCCGACATTACCAACTTTGTCATTGTACCCAAGCAAGGTAATTTGTATTTTGGTGCATTGTTTGAAATAAAATGTCCGAGTAATCAGATACTGATCAGCTGTGTTACAGGAGACAGTATTAAAGTAGTTGCAGGGTTAACCAGCGACAATTCAAGAACAGTTACAGGCAGTGGGTTATCTTCTGTAGTAACAAGCCAAAATATAACTAGTGCAACCTTTGGAGTAACTAATGGCAAATAAAAACAATCCATTAGGCAACACGAATCTTACAGTAAATTTTCTTCCTAAATTTTATCAGTCAGATGCTAATAAGAAATTTTTACAAGCCACATTAGATCAGTTATACCAACCAGGTAGCATTAAAAAAATCAATGGGTTTGTAGGCCGCGAAAATGCCAAATCTTCTACCGGTACAGATATCTATCTTGAAGCGAGCGATCGAGTGCGACAAGATTATCAGCTGGAGCCAGCCATAACTATTACAGATAATATTGGCAACCAAACATTTTTCAAAGACTATATTGATTATATTAATCAAATTAAAACATTTGGCGGTAATACAGCCAATCATGCCAGACTAAACAAGCAAGAATTTTATAGCTGGGATCCACATATTGATTGGGACAAGTTTGTTAATTTTCAAAATTACTACTGGATTCCATACGGCCCGGACACTATTAGATTGCAAGGACAACAAAAAGCAATCAACAGTACTTACACTGTTTCAATTGAAAGAGAATTAAGCAACAACGAATACTTGTTTACCCCCAACGGGTTTACTCGCAATCCCGTATTGAAATTATATCGCGGCCAAACATACACATTTGAAATTAACAGCCCCGGCAATCCGTTCAGCATCAAGACTGCACGTACTCCAGGGCAATCTGACAGATATCTAGTTGATACTATTGATAACTATGGAGTTGAAGTTGGAACCATGACATTCAGTGTTCCATTAGATGCTCCTACATTGTTGTTTTATCAAAGCGAATCAGACCTTCAGTTGGGAGGAGCAATTCAAGTATTGAGCATTACGGCAGACACTTATATTGATGTTGAAAAAGAGTTGTTGGGTAAAAAACATTATACATTATCCAATGGTACACAACTCAGCAATGGAATGAAATTGGCATTTTTAGGAAATGTAACTCCTACTGAATATGCTTCTGGTGAATTTTATGTTGAAGGTGTTGGTATCGCAATCAAATTAATTTCTACAAGTAGATTAGAAATTATTAATCCTTACACTGAAGAAAAAACAATACCGTTTGACAGTGATAAATTTGATACTCAGCCGTTCAGCGATGCCACAGGCTACGCCGGGCAATCGGATTACATAGTAATTGACAGGGGCAGTAACGATGCCAACAATTGGAGCCGATACAATCGATGGTTTCATAAAGATGTTGTTGCCGCAAGTTCTTTATATAATGGCAATCCAGTCAACTTAGATCAGACCGCAAGAGCCATTAGACCCATTATAGAATTTAATGCAGATTTAAAACTTGCAAATTTTGGCACTATGGCCATTGCCGATGTTGATATCCTCGACGATTACACGACAGATGCATTTAGTACAATTGAGGGATCATTTGCATACAGCGTTGACGGCGTTTCTTTAGCAGACGGACAGCGAGTTATTTTTACCGCTGACCCTGATACATTGGTTAAAAATAAAGTGTTTAAGGTTACATTTGTCAATGTATTACATCTTAATAACGGTAGTAGACAAATCCACTTGGAAGAAATTTCGTCACCATCACTCAATCAAGTGGCACTGGTTAAATTTGGAACTAAACATCAAGGTAATGCATTTTGGTATAACGGTACAACATGGGCCCGCGGCCAATTAAAAACTAAAGTAAATCAAGCACCGTTATTTGACGTAGTAGACGAAAAGGGTATAAGTTATGCTGATACCACTGTTTATAACGGATCAACATTTGTAGGAACAACTTTATTTTCTTATAAACTCGGATCAGGCACTACTGACAGCGCACTGGGATTTCCGTTAAGTTACAGAAATATCAGCAACATTGGCGATATTGTTTTTAATTTTACGCTGGCAACTGACACATTCCAATACAAGCAAGGGACTGCTCTGTTAACACAAGCAATTAATGTAGGGTATCTTGTGGGGCAAACATTTGCTGGAAAATTAACTTATAAAAACGGCTGGCAGCTTTGCACAGCTCCGAATGTACAAGCCGCTATTAGAATTTATAAAAATTCTGGAATCACGAATTATTTTAATATAGATATTTTTGATGACATTACCAATCTAAACGACCTAGTGGTTAGAATTTACATAAACGGACATAGACTGGATCCAATGGCGTGGACATTGATTGATGCACCTGCTCACAAACAAGTACAATTGAGAACAGATATTGCACTAAGTGATGTGTTAACCATCAGAGCATTTGCGGCACAGCCAATTAACAGTATTGGTTATTACGAAATACCCGTTAACTTGCAAAACAATCCATTAAACAATGCGATGGGAGATTTTACACTGGGTGAAGTTTCGGACCATGTGAATTCAATAGTTGATAATTTAGATACCATCTTTGTAGGCTCATTTCCAGGCAGCGGCAACCTACGAGATCTGGGTAATGTAACGCAATACGGTACAAAATTTGTACAGCACAGCGGCCCAATGAGTCTTGCAATCTATCATATTACTAGCGAATCTAACAATGTTATTCGCAGTATTGAACAAGCTCGGGACGACTACAATAATTTTAAAAGAAATTTTATTAAAATTGCCAGTAATTTGGGAGTAGACGGTGACACTGTTACCATAACAAATCTGGTGTTGCAAAAAATCAATAAAGACAAGCCAAAAACAAGTCCTTACTACTTTAGTGACATGGTTCCGTATGGCGCATGTGTAGTAACGGATCTCAATGTTGTTGATTACAGGATTAAACAATATCCGTTAACCAAGCCGTTTGTTTTAACAACCTTGAGTAATGACGCTGTGGGTGTATATTTAAACAGTGTGCAATTAATTTACGAACAAGACTACAGATTACTTGATACGGGATTTGTTGTAATTGACAGTTCGGTCAAGATGAACACCGGCGATGTAATTACCACAAGAGAATATGACAGCACCGATGGTTGTTTTGTACCAGCGACTCCGACCAAAATGGGCATATGGCCAAAATTTGCTCCAAAAATTTATACAGACACTTCGCTAGTGACACCGCGTGTTATGATACAAGGCCATGATGGCAGTCAAGTCTTGGCGTATGGCGATTATCGCGACGATTTGATTTTGGAATTAGAAAAGAGAATTTTTAATAACATTAAAATTCAATACGACACTGCAATTTTTGATGTCACTGATGTAATTCCGGGATATAACAGAAAAACAGATTACAATCTGTCTGAATTTAATGAAGTATTGGCTCCTAATTTTTACAAATGGACTGCATTAGCAGGTAGAGATTTTACAAAACCATTGGGTACATTTTCTGTAAATAATACCTTTACATATAACTATTCTGATACTGTTGGGCCCGACGGCAAACCAGTTCCGGGGTATTGGAGAGGAATCTATCGTTGGTTGTTGGATACTGATCGACCTAATTTATGCCCGTGGGAAATGTTAGGGTTTAGTATAGAGCCCAAGTGGTGGGCCACGGTGTACGGTGTTGGCCCATACACTGGCGACAATTTTCCAATGTGGCAAGATATTAGCGAAGGTATGGTTCGTGAACCGGGAGTTCCTGCGGTTAAATTAACCAAATATGTCAAACCATTTTTAATGAATCATATTCCGGTTAACAGCGACGGAACATTATTAAGCCCGATTGATTCTGGTTTAGTTTCTGGACCAACTGTTCTCACAATGGATGGCGGGTTTGTATTTGGAGATGTAAATCCAGTTGAAGCTGCCTGGCGCCGTAGTAGCCATTATCCATTCAGTGTGCTTATATCTGCTACACTTTTGAATCCTGCAAACACGTTTGGCCTGTTGTTAGATAGGGCCAACATCAAACGTAACCGTGCAGGACAACTAATTTATGCAAACACTAATCTACGGGTACGCCCAACCGATGTTGTATTACCCAGCATTTATTCAAGCGCAACTCGTGTACAAACTGCGGGATTGGTTAACTATATTGTAGATCATATTTTAAATTTTGTGTTTAGTAATAATGTTAGAAGTTATAATCAGTATGCTACTGACTTGGACACTTTGGCAAGTCAGATCAGTTATCGAGTTGGAGCATTTACTAGCAAAGAACAATTTAATTTATTATTAGATAGTAAAACACCGTTAAGTACAGGTAGTGTTTTTATACCTCAAGAAAATTATCATGTTAATATTAACACTTCTAGTCCTATCAAGAAAATAACTTACAGCGGAGTTATTATCACTAAGTTGCACTCGGGGTACGAAGTTAAAGGTTATAGTACCACACAACCTTATTTTAAATATTATCCTTACTTACAAACAGGCCAAAGAATTAATGTTGGCGGCATTAGTGAAAGTTATGCAACTTGGACACCAGGACAGCAATATGTTGCTAATTCAGTTTTATTATATAAAGGACAATACTATCGAACGTTGTCTTCTACGACATCAAGCGCAACATTTGACCCAACGGCATTTAGCCGCTTAGGCGAATTGCCAGTTGTAGGCGGCGCCAATGCTGTTTTGAGAAAACTATGGGATAGAAATAATCCAGTGGTAGTTCCGTACGGCACTGAATTTACAAAAATTCAGGATGTGGTTGATTTTTTACAAGGCTACGGCGAATGGTTGACTGATCGGGGATTTGTTTTTGATGATTTTAATAACAATTTAAATGCCGTTTCTAATTGGGAAAACAGTGCTAGAGAATTTCTATTCTGGACTACACAAAACTGGAATTCTGGCGCAGATAAATGGGCAGATTGGAATCCAGCTGAGCCAGTTACCTACGGAACTATTGTAAAATACAATGGAGATTATTATAGTGCATTGTACAATTTAGCCGCTACTGACGTGTTTGATCCGATCAAATATACTAAATTAGAAGGATTAAGCAACATTGGCAGCAGTGTTATTAGTCTAAGCCCAAGTGCAAATAAATTAACATTTAAAACTGACTTATCTGTAGTAGACAATATTAGTAATCAGTTTTACGAATATGAAATATTCAAAGTTGACGGAACACCATTGGCTCCATTATTCTTGGATAGCTATAGAGAAAATAATACTGTAAGTTACAGTCCCCGTACAACTGATGGAATCTATGGCGCTAGTTTTTATCTAATACAAAACGAACATGTTATTACAATAGATAATACCACAATTTTCAATGATGTTGTGTATAATCCAGAAAGCGGTTATAGACAAGAACGTGTTAAAGTAGCTGGGCACGTTAGTATCGACTGGTACGGTGGCCTAGATGTTCCAGGTTTCATATTTGATCAAGCGAATGTCAAACAATGGCAGATATGGCAAGATTATTCTCTAGGCGACATTGTAAACAATCAAGGTTTTTATTACAGTGCATTATCCGCTCTATCTGGAACAGAAACATTTAATCCACATACCTGGGTGCAACTAACAAATAAACCAACACCCAAATTAATTCCTAATTGGACTTATAAGGCCGGCCAGTTTACTGATTTCTACAATCTTGACAGCGATAACTTTGATGTTGCACAGCAAACAATGGCACATCATTTAATTGGGTACCAGAAACGTCAATATCTCAATAATATTATTCAAGACAACGTGAGTGAATTTAAATTCTTCCAAGGCATGATTCGTGAAAAAGGTACACAAAATAGTCTCAATAAATTATTTGATGTATTAAGTTCTGACAGTAAAGCAAGTCTTAAATTTTATGAAGAGTGGGCAGTACGTGCTGGGCAGTACGGCGCCAGTAGAGCTTTTGAAAATATTGAATTTGTGCTGGACGAAGGACAGTTTAAATTAAATCCTCAAGGCTTCCAGTTGGTAACTGCACCGGATGTAACTCTCAACGATACTTTTATTATACAACAAAAATCTACTGATGTATATTTAAAACCTTTGGGCTATAATTCAAAACCTTGGCCGTTATTGACAAATTATAAACCTTTCTTGCGTAGTGCAGGCTATGTTAATTCAACTGAAGTATCTATAAGTCTCGGATACCTGCCAGAAATTGCTGCCTTAGATAATGCCACAGTCAACGAAGGAGCCTATATATGGGTGGCCTTCGAAGGACCAAGTTGGAATTTGTACAGATATACAGATATTCACATGTCTGTGACAAATGTTACCTATAATGCGTCTGCAAAAACTTTAACAATTACAGCAGAAAATCTAACTGGATTTGTATCAGGGTCGTGGATTGGACTTGCACAAGTAGAAAAATTAAAAGGTTTTTATCAAATAATTAGTGTTGAATTAAACTCATTTACAGTTGCGGCAAATATTACTGGATTTCCGAGCCCATTCAAACAAAGCAATGAACTGGTAGTGTATGCATTGATTAGTCAACGAACCAGTAGTATCGACACATTGGATTCTGTACTTACAACAAAACTTTCACCGGGCGAACTAATATGGACAGACGACAGCGGTAACGGCAAATGGGCCAGCTGGATGTTTAATCCTATTTACACCATATCAGACGTAAACAATTCAGCTCCGCAGAATCAATTACGATTTGGCAATACCATTGCTGTAAACAACAAAGGCACACTGGCCGCTGTTGGTTCTAGTTTTGGAGAATTAATAACATACGACAAAGTAGGAACAGTCACTCCTTGGGTCCAGCGCCAAGTCATAGCTTCTCCATTCATTGCAACAAATGTTGTTGCATTGACTACCGGTAATACTGCGCTTAACAGCACCACGGTGATTATGTCTAGTGCAAACCCTTCCATGATAGGTGGATTTATCGATGGCCCCGGCGTGCCTTATGACACACTGGTGGTATCAGCGGTTAACGGAGTTAGTATCACAATCAGCCAAAAAGCAAATGCAACAACCACAGCTTCAACTTATACAATTATAACAAATCCAAACCCTGCTACAGCAATAGCAACTTCAATAGCATTTTCGGCAGACGGTACCTGGATGGCTAGTGGTAGTCCGTTAGCCGGTTATGCAGTAACAGATTATTTAGGCGCATGGGATAACACTGTTGTGTACGGTCCAAATCTTATTGTGTCAACTGGGTCTGGCACTAGTACAACATATTGGCAAGCATTAAGTAATGTTCCAGCAAATAAACCACCAGCAAGTAACCTAGCTTATTGGACTCCAATCTATTATTTGCCAGTTGACTCGTATGGAACTTGGTCAATCAACGATTCGTATCTTGAAAACACACTAGTTGTTTATAAATCAAAAGTGTACAAGAATGTTGTTACTGCAACAGCTTCTGGTCTGCCTTCAATTTATGGTCAAACAACGGTTAATGTATTAAGTACAAATGGTACAACTTATATTTTAACCGCTGACACAACAGCGGGACTTGCACCAAATTATCAAATTATTTTTACAGGCAATGTATTCGGTGGAATATTATCTGGTGGTTTATACTATGTGTCTACGGTTCTTAGTAGCACCACATTCACAATTACAGCATTGCAGTACAGCACATCTCTAACACCAGTTACAACTGCGTTTGGATCAATGCAAGCTACTCAGCAACCGCAGCCTGCGCCCGGCGGAAATAATCAGTGGGCAGAACAAAGCACTCAAGCTGGCCCAGCCGGGCAAGGTGTAATTAGTTTATACAAGAAAGATCCTAATAATATTTACGGGTTAGTTGACACCATTGTTAGTCCGTTCCCAGCTGCCAACGAAAACTTTGGTAGCAAAATTGTATTTGGAAACGATACAGCATATGTGTCGGCTCCAGGTTACAATGGCGTTGGTCGAGTTTATAAATTAAAATATGCAACAACTATCCAAGCACAAAGTGCATATAATCCAGTCGGCAGTACCAATGCCACTGTAGTAGTTACCAGCACCGCCGGAGTCCGTGTAGGAATGTATGTAATTAATCCAGCATTTACTAGCGACCAAACAGTGGCGCAAGTATTAGATTCTCGCACGGTGATATTAAGCGGCAGTCCAAATAGTATTCCAAGCGGAATTATAAAATTTGCAATTGTTGGTTGGGGATACGATTTTACAGAAATATATACAGGCACACAACCCGGCGCCGCTTTTGGGAATTCTATTAGCCTGAGTCAGGATAATCTCACACTTGCAATTGGGGCAGACACTGGCACAGTAAACGGTGTACTCAGCATTTATAAAAATACTGGTACAGGATTTAATCCAGCACTGCCTTTACAATCCATATCAGGCACTACCAAAAACTTTGGTATTAGTACCAGTGTGTCTGACAATGGAACATATATTGCAGTATCAGACGACAGTGCCACAGTTGGCGGCATAATACAACGTGGCGGCGTTACTGTTTATAAGTTTACTGCCGGCACGTATACACCTTACCAAACACTGACTCCTTATCAGCCTGAAATCAATGGACATTTTGGTAATAAACTATCGTTTATGAATGACCATGAAACTCTAGTAGTTTATAGTCAATATGGTGACACAATTATTACAACTACATTTGACAATAAGACAACTACATTTGATAAAAATAGTACAGACTTTGCATTTACACAAACTAACAGTGGACGTGTTGATGTTTATGATATGTATGCTACTAAGTGGGTGTTTAGTGAAAGTCTAACTAAATCAAACCCTGTTAAAACTGCCGGAAATTTTATTAGAAATAATGTTTATCAAATTTTAACTCTTGGTACTACAGATTTCACCGCAATTGGTGCAAGCACTAACGCAATTGGTGTTACCTTTACAGCAACCAGTGACGGGTACGGTACAGGTACTGCGGCCTTAGTCACTAACGAAACTTTGATCGCCGACGGATACGGAGTTGGATTTGCTGTAGGCTCTAATCACATCTTAATTGGCGCACCAGAATCAACTGACCAAGGATTTAATTCAGGAAAAGTTTATGATTACGGCAAGCCGCTCAATGCGTATACTTGGACTATTGATCATTCGGAAGTTGATAAACCTGATGTTACAAAAATTAAACAGGCATTCTTGTATAATAGAGTAACTGGAGAATTAATTACCCATTTAGATGTTATTGATATTGCTCAGGGAAAAATTCCAGGACCAGCTGACGAAGAAATAATGTACAAGTCGTTTTACGACCCAGCAAATTACAGCACAGTAAACGGGATCACAACGTCAGAAGCAACGGCAGTATGGGATACCAAACAAGTTGGTCAATTATGGTGGGATGTACGCACTGCAAAAGTTATCGATGCCTATGAAAACGATCCAGTATACAGAAACACTAACTGGAACACACTGGCACCAGGTGCAACTATTGATATTTACGAGTGGGTTGGAACAAAACTAAAACCTAATGCATGGGACACCCAAGCAGATACACCAGCTGGATTAACCAACAACATCAGTGGCAAGAGTTTGTATGGTGATGCAAAATACAGTATCAAGACAACTTACAATACTGTAACATTATCAACTGTTACAACATATTACTACTGGGTTAAAAACAGAAAATTTACTCCTAATGTTCCAGGCCGACACATGGCTGCACAAGATGTGTCCAGTTTGATTGCAAATCCCCGAGGACAAGGATACACTTATCTTGCATTAACGGGTCTTGGTAGTTTTAGCCTGATCAATGCCAAGTCTTATTTAAAATCTAATGAAGTGATATTGAGCGTTGAATATTGGACTGGCATCAAAACAGATCAAAATGTACACAGTCATTGGAATATCATCAGCGATGATCCAACAACTTATATCCCTTTGCCAATCGAACAAAAATGGATTGACAGCCTCTGCGGCAAAGACACAGCGGGCCGCGAAGTTCCTGATACAAGTCTACCAGTTAAACTACGTTATGGTATTGAGAATCGTCCAAGACAAGGCATGTTTGTCAACAGATTTGAAGCATTAAAACAGTTTGTTGAAACCGCAAATCGGATATTGTTGGCAAATCAAATTGTTGAAGAAGCCAGTATCACTGCGCTACAAGGATATGATCCACAACCAACAGTGATATCTGGATTATACGATGTTACATTCCCCACTGATGCTGAACTGGTGTATGCCAGTACCGGCAGTTTTACCCGAGCAACCATTGTGCCAGTAGTTGCTGACGGCAGGATTACCGGCGTAACGATAGTTAATTCTGGTAAAGGATATCTGGTTGCACCTTATCTTACAATAGTAGGAGTGGGCGTTGGTGCCGTTGTTAGATCTATCATTAATAATAAAGGTCAAATCACAGGAGCCACTATAGTATCTAGGGGCGAAGGATACAGTGACAACACCACTTCTATCAATGTACGAGACTACTGTGCGCTGATACAGAGCGATAGTCAAGCAAACAACAACTGGAGCATTTACAGTTATGATCCAATACAAAGATCTTGGGCAAGAATTTTAACCCAAAGCTACGATGTAAGAGAATTTTGGAGTTATGCCGATTGGTATGGTTCTTATACCAGCAATACGGGCAAGGTAATATTCACAGCTTCACAATTCACTGTTGCAAAGTTTTCAGTAGCCACCCTAACAGAATTAAACGGTATTCAACCTGCCATTGGTGATACTGTTAAAGTTAGAGTTACCAATGCCGGCGGCTGGGAATTACTTTACAAATATGCTAATTCCACTAGTGTGGATTGGACACAGTCCTACGCCACGGTGGGTATCCAGAACGGTACTATACAATTGAGCAGTAGTTTATACAATCTATCCAATACAGATTTAGGATTTGATAATACAATTTTTGATAGCAACAGCTATGATAAAGTTGCAAGTATTGAGTTAAGAATTATTTTAGACACACTTAAGAATAAGATTTTTACACAACATGCAAACCTTAATGGTGCATATTCGGATTTATTCTTTGCCAGTGTACGATATGCACTGAGCGAACAACCGTATGTGGATTGGATTTTTAAAACTAGTTTTGTCAAGGCACAGCATAATGTGGGACAGTTGGACCAGCCAGTTACATACCAGGCTGACAATCTAGCTAATTTTGAAGATTATGTAAACGAAGTCAAGCCGTATAAAACCAAAGTGAGAGAATATATTAGTAACTATGACAGTTTGGATCCGGCAAAATTACCAATTACTGACTTTGATTTACAACCAATCTATCAAAACAATGCGCTAACTGTTATTAATACATTTGTGGACAATGGCAAATTATCAACAACTAACGCCATAGTACAGCAATATCCGTGGAAATTTTGGTTGGATAATGGTGGCTTTGAAGTAGTAGATCTAAAATTGACCAGTAGCGGTTCCAAATACATAACTGAACCAGAAGTAATTATTACCAGCGACAGCGGCAGTGGTGCAACAGCAAGAGCATTTATTTCTAATGAAAAAATTAACAGAATTATATTGCTAACTCCGGGCAGTGGATATTTGTCAGCACCCAAGATAGAAATTCGCGGCGGCACGTTGATAGATGGAACCAGTGCAACTGCAAGTGCTATTATTGGCAACAGCGTTGTCCGTGGAACACTAGTTGGTATCAAATTTGATCGAATCAATTCCACATATTTTATCACTCAGCAATCTAAAACTGAAACATTTACTGGCACTGGCAGCAGACAACAATTTCTGTTGGTATGGGGTCCTGATATTAAGATAGGACAAAGCACAGTATACATTGATAATATTTTGGCACTACGAGACAGTTATATAATGTATGTTGTTAAATCAGCAAATTTAGGATATACAACATATTCTGGAATTATACAATTTGATACAGCTCCTAAAAAAGGCAGTACAATTCGTGTAACTTACAATATTGATCCTTCGTTGATGCAAGCAACTGATAGAATACAATATTTGTATAATTCTGCCACAGGCGAGTTGGGAAAAGATTTATCACAATTAATGACAGGTGTTGATTATGGTGGCGTAATTGTTGATGGGACTGGATTTCAGATATCCAACGGTTGGGACAGTTTACCCTATTATTCAGATCAGTGGGATTCATTTGACGAAGCATTTAATGATTATACCGTAGTTGTTGGAGCTGATACTCATGCATTCACTTTACCGTATACACCACCAGCCGGCGTACAGTTAACATTGTACAGAAAACAAAGCAATGTAGATACATATCAATCCGACGGTGTAACTAAAACTTATACATACTCAACGGCTGATGTTGCTCCTTACGTTACTGTTACAAACAATCTTGAAACTACTGGAGTGTCTGCTACATTTACCAGTATCAATCGGGTAGCTAGTTTATTTGGAACTATATTAGTTGTTTCAAATACTACTGGAATTGTTGCAGGTATGGGAGTGATAGGTGCAGGGTTTGCAAGTGGACAAACGGTCAGTTCAGTGACAAATGGTACAACATTGGTCCTAAGTATTCCAGCAGATAGCCAGCCTAGTGGCACAATACAATTTATTCGTAATGTTGTAGGTAGTGCAACTTTGAATGTAACCAGTACAGTTGCACTAAAAGTAGGTGATGTTGTAACTTTATTAAATTTAAATTCATTCAGTTATAACACTACGGTGCTGTCTATTCCAAATAGTACAACAATTATTTTGAGTAACATCATTTATCAAACTATTCCTCCAGGAACTTACATAACATTTACACGTAAACTGATACAGCCAACAGACGTTACTATTAAGACAGATGGAACAATTATTTTAACCAATTTGGCCAACTCTAAAATAGTTGCTGGAACATTGATTAATATTATTGGACAAATTAATCCAGTACGACTCGATGATCCAAACTATAATATACAACCTTATTTCCAACAGTTGATAAACGCATTTGCATACGATACAGCATTTACTACAGGCACTATGCAAAGTATTTTTGCAGGACTTGATATTCTAACACAAGTTAAAACTTACGGTTATGATCCCATGACAACTGCCAACAGTGTCACAGCATTGGCAAACAAGATACTAGCCATTCCAACGGTGGCTGGCGCTTCTTTAGCTGCCGTGGATGCCATTAACACTAACCTTGCTACGATTATAGAAATCATTGATCAGGCCAACAGTGGAATTATTCCAACACCAGAATTCCCGCCATATGCTGGTCTGGATACTGGCTATGTAAATGCAGGAATACTGTTGTTTGATAACATAACATTCATACAATTTGAAATGGTTGCTTACATAACAGCAAATTATCCTAGTTTGACATATGACCAGAATATTTTCCAACAGGACATGCAAAATATAGTATGGAGTTTGATTTATGATTTGACATACGGCGGCAACAGTCAGTCTGTGCAACGTGGTCTAACATATTGGTCATCTAACAATATTTTAAGAACCGATCTTGGTACAGCATGGCCCGGAATTTATACTCGTCTAGCTAGTATTGCACAAAGTATTATTATCAAATCAGCAGTAACTAGATTACAAACAATTGTTGCACAATACAAGCCACTCAGTATTTTAACTGGCGGCTCAATTGCAAGTACCAGCATTTCAAATAATATTGCCACAATTAAATCAATAGTTACTGCACTTGGTAGACCATCGGTGACACCAGTTTATCCGTCACTCAGCAATGCACCGGTTATTTTACAACCGGTAGCAACTGCAATACTTAATGCATCATTAATTCCAAAATTTAATACAACCGCAATTGTAAACACATTCTTGTCTAACGGATTACCGGACAGCAACGGTGTGGTATCCAAGACATTTACAATTCCTACTCCCTATACATTGATCGACGGTGGAGCAAGTTATACCACACTTGATACTGAAGTTGATGATGGTGGAAACGCTAGCTCGTCTCCAAGTGTGGTAGACGATGGCGGTACTGCAATATCCAGTGGATTTGTTGTGTCCAATCTTGACCAGTTCACCATTAGACAAATTACTAGCGATGGTAGCATCAAGCCTAAAGAAACAGATTATGATACTGCATTGAATGGCGGAGATACCAGCACTGCATTACAAGGCGTGTATGCTACTGCTACTGGATTAAATGCCGATGATATCATTGTAGACGGTGACGATTTAGTTACTACAACATCAAGCCCAGCACCAGAAGAAGTTGTTCCTGGACAAGTGGTTGATACAGTGGCAATCAAGGTGTTTGACAAACCGTATAACGGCAGTGCAACAATGCGTGTTGACAATTTTGTTGCCAACGGTACCAAAAAGAGTTTTACATTAAGTCAAACTCCTAACGGTAAAGGCGCAGTAATTGTGAAATTAGATAACACCATTAAAACATTGACAACCCATTATACAATAGATTACAGAAATAATCTAGTGGAATTTATAACAGCACCAGCAGCCAATGCACAAGTTAGTTTGTTCAGTGTTGGATTTAATGGCGCAAACATTTTGGATATTGACCACTTTGTTTCCAACGGATACAGTACTGAAATTGTATCGAATGCCACTTGGCAGGAGAATATTAGTACTCTAGTGTATGTTGATGGAGTTGTAGTCAATCCTGAAATATTCAAAACAGATTCAAGTTATGATCTATCTAATGCCATTGCATTTAGATTTGCAGTTGCTCCAGCAGAAAATGCTTTGATTAACTTTGTAATAGTTGCAGGTGTTCAGCAGACATTTGCCATTACCAAAGTAGAAACTGTTGCCACAACTGGTGCCTTAACATATACTTTACAAAATCGAGTAGGTAATAGCTTGCCTGCAGAATCCAACATGATTGTGCGGGTAGACCAAACAATTTTGTCAGCACCTAACAACAGTTATTTTACAATTGGCAGTAATAGATTAAATTATTCTATTGATTCTACAAAATTTGTTCCGTACTCAGTGGACATTACAGCTCTCGTAGTATTGGTCGGCGGAGTTACATTACAAGCTGGGCCTGATTATATTGCTGACCTCGGTGGTATCACAATTAAACTTACTAGAAAAATTTACAACTTATACAAGGGTCAAACATTGGTTATAAGTGTATTGACTGGTGCAGGCTATTCTTATAATTCTACCACAGGACAAATTACATTTGCGCAAGCATATGACAATACTCGTGTGGTGCAAGTTATCAGTAGTTATCAGCATGATATTTTAAATATTCAACGTACCACAATTAATGTGATAGGCACATCTCTGCTGGTGCCCAACAGTGCAAATTATTTTTACTACCAAGACACTGCTGGCGGACTAGTAACACTGGATCGTCCAGTGATAAGTGATTACTATGTTTGGGTAATTAAAAATTCATTGTTGCTAACACCAACAGTTGATTATAAACTAAATGATGATCATCAAAGTATCACATTGGCCAAAGAGTTAACTACCAACGATCAAATCACACTAATGACATTTGGTTCAGCTGTAATAACTCCGGGCATTGCTTACATGCAATTCAAAGACATGCTGAATCGCGTAAGTTACAAGCGTTTGAGTATGTCTAAACAAACAACATTGGCAAATGATTTGAAGTGGAATGACACGGCCATTGTGTTGGTAGATGCTGGTAATTTTGAAGCGCCAAGTCCTGCAAATAATAAACCCGGGGTTATTGAAATTCGTGGCGAGCGTATTGAATACTTTGTCAAAAGTGGTAACACTCTGAGTCAGCTACGCCGTGGCACATTGGGAACTGGTGTATTTTATAATAATTTTGCTGGCACACTGGCACAAGACATTGGCGCAGGTGAAACAGTTCCTTACAAAGATACGCAAACAGTGACGCAAATTATCAGCGACGGCACCAAAATAATACCATTAGATTTTGTTCCGGCAAGTGCAAACGCCATTGAAGTATTTGTAGGCGGATACAATACAGATAATGAATGGACCACTGATGTAGCCTACGTTGTAGGAGCCATTGTGAAACAAGGTCCTTATACTTATAGATGCATAACCGCCCACACCAGTACAGCATTTTTTGATGATGTGGCCAAATGGACTTTCTTTATTGGCAATATTCGATTAAAGAAAACTCCATACAAGGTATTCAATATCAACAAGGCCCCAGACAGTCCTGCTGGCGATGTGATATTTCCTGCAGACTTTACAGTTGACGGGGTAACCAAGCAGATAACATTGACCAATTTGTTAGACTTTGGAATACAAGTAACAGTGGTACAAAACACTGGTGTAGCATGGGATAATAAGATTAGTGTGCTTTACGATGCCGGAAAGATTAGCGAATTCTTAAGAGCTGAACCTGGCATCTGGCATACTCCCTACAAGCAGATAAGTATTACAGCAACTGGAACATTTGACAGTGCTGGAGATACATTGGACAGTGCTAATATAACATTCGATCAAGGAACGTAAGATGTCGCAAAATATAATTAACATAGGTACGCTTGCAGGGGATCGCACAGGCGATAGCTTGCGTACCGCAGGGCAGAAGATAAACTCAAATTTTACCGAGTTGTATGGTATTGTAAACTCTGCATCACTGCCTGCAAGAACTGGCAACAACGGTAAAGCATTGTTTACTGACGGCACAGCAGTTTATTGGGCACCAGTTGTTGCTACCAATGGAGTTACCACTACTGGAAGCTATGCAAACCCTACATGGATTACTAACCTAGCGTATGGAAAAATTACAGATGTGCCCACTGCAACCACCGGTATTGCCGGAGTTGTAAAGGTCGACGGAACTACCATCATTATCAACAATGGAGTGATTTCAGCGTCACCCACAGCTGGGTCTTTGACTAACGGTGCATACACTGTGACATTATCGGCGGTAGACGGTACTTTGACACTGCCTCGAGGACAATTTGACTTTAATGATCCTTATGTTAGATTCAAATATAACACCATGACCGCGGGTGCTGGTGTTCAGATGGGATCACCGGACGATCAAAATTATGTTAATGTAGATTCTTCTGCGGTCACAATTCAGGTCAATAGCGACAGTTTAGGCGGCTTAACTCAAAAAAACTGGATTTTTGATACAACAGGTAAATTAACAGTTCCTGGCGGTTTATCTTTCCAAGGTAGTACCAGCGGTTTAGTAACAATTCGTGCAGGTACAACGCCCGCAGTACAAACATACACATTGCCTGGTGCGTACCCGGGTGCTAATAATTATGTATTAGCAAGTTCAACAGCTGGAGTTTTAAGTTGGATATTACCAACCGGCTCAGGCACAGTTACCAGCGTTACTTTAAGTTTGCCTAGTCAATTTAATGTAACTATACCCACAGTGACCACATCCGGCACATTAACGGCTTCTTGGAATACACAGACTGCCAACTATATATTAGCAGGGCCTACTACTGGCACCGCTGCCGCTCCAGTATTCCGTGCATTAGTGGCCGCAGATATTCCAGCATTAACGTATCAAACACCAATCGGAACAATTAGTGGATTAGTTAAAGGCAATGGCGCAAATGCCCTTACTGCCGCAACTGCCGGAGTTGACTATCAAACAGCGCAAAATGTTACTGGTATAGTAAAATCAAGCGGAACAACACGCACCGCCGCAACCAGCGGAACTGATTATTCAGCTGGCACCAGTGCGCTGGCAACTGGCATTATAAAAAGTACAACCACAACTGGGGCATTGACCATTGCCGCTGCCGCAGACATTAATACAACATTTGGTAGTCAGACACAAAATTTTGTTTATGCCGCACCAATCTCGACCAACGGTAATCCTTCATTCCGTGCGTTGACAGTTACCGATATGCCAATATCTGGTCTACAAAGCCGATCAACTGTATCAGCAACTACCGGAAGTTTAGCATATCAAACAAGTGCAACAATTACAATTCCAGTTGCCAAAGGATATGCATTGTATAGCATACAGTCCAGTGTGGGATCTTGGGTAACCATTTATACCAACAGTACCTACATGACCAACGACAGTACTAGAAGTATCACAACTGATCCGACTCCAGGCAACGGTGTAGTTGCTGAGTCAGTGACTACTGGCACCACAACTACATACGCAACGTTTGCGCCAGCGGTAATGGGTTATAACATAGATAGCCCGGTAACTACTAATTTATATATGAAAGTTTATAATAATAGTGGATCCACTGCCGCAATCACGGTTACTTTAATATATTTGAAATTAGAAGCTTAACATGTCAACTATTTCAACACCATTAGATACTCAGTTGATGATTACACTTTATCTCAAAAGAGATAAACATGAGAACGGCATGACTATACAGGAGTATGCTGACGCTGTTATAGCCGGAACACAGACTGTATTAGGGCATGATGAATATGTTTATCAATTTGGTGCTGTTAAAGATGAGGTAACACTTGTATTAGACTGGGCAACATCAAATGGCTTAATAATAGAAGAAACAAATATAGACTCAGCCACTACAAAATTATCAGGAACTGCTGAACAGTTTAATAATATTTTTAATATAAGTTTACAAACAGTTATTGAGAATAACAGAGAATACATAACACACATTGGTAATATTATTATTCCCACAAACATTGATGCTGTTGTTGATTTGATATTAGGATTAGATAACTCTATGAGTTTTTCTCATAATGCAATCTTAGAAACCACTACAGGTCCTATAGATTCAAATCTAATCAGTAGTCCTACTCCGGTTGATCTAGCATCAGCATATAAGTTTCCTAGGGCTCCCGGGAGCGATTTAGTTCAAGGTAACGGCGTCTGTGTTGCCATTATTGAACTAGGTGGCGGATGGACTACACAAAATCTAACCAGCACATTTGGCCGTATTGGTCAGCCTAATCCCACAGTGATAGATGTTTCAGTAGATGGCGGTGTAAATGACGGCGGCGCAGATGTTAACTCTAGTGGCGAGGTAATGCTTGATATCTACTGTGTAGGAGCAGTAGTACCAGCGGCAAAAATTGCCATGTATTTTGCTCCAAATACTTACCAAGGATTTATTGATACAATTATAACACCAACAAATGATACTGTAAATAATCCTAGTGTAATTAGTGTTAGTTGGGGTACGACTGATACTAATTGGGGTAGTGTAAACAGGAATACATTTGAAGCGGCATTTGCCGCGGCAGTAGTTAAAGGAATTACTGTATTTGTTGCCGCAGGAGACTATGGAGTAAGAGCACTCAGCGGTAGTGCAACATATACAGTACAGTACCCAGGAACAAGCCCATACGTAGTATGTGCAGGCGGAACTGTCATATCAATTAATAATGATTATTCTATTGCAAGTGAAATTCCTTGGGGAACTAGCGGCGGCTCATTTGCTGGTGGTGGTGGTGTCAGCGGAATTTTTGGTATTCCTACTTGGCAAACAGGGTTTAATAGTAAATTATATCCAGGTGGAACTGTTTCAGCATTGACTGGTCGCGGCATTCCTGATGTTTCAGCTATGGCAACTGGCTATACTTTTTATTATGGTGCTGGTAATGCAACTGGAACGTTTGTAGGAACTAGTGCTACTGCTCCGTTACTAGCAGGCATGATGGCTAGATTAAATCAATTGTCAGAACGTCGAATTGGTTTTGTTAATTCTGATTGGTATGCAGTAAGAACAACTGCATTTAACGACCAAATAACTGGCGATAATCACGGCGGAAATGCCGTAGGTTATATGGCCGATACTGGGTGGGACGCTGCCACAGGGCTTGGTAGCCCTATTGGTACAGAATTGTATAAATTATACAAAACTGGTACAACTTTTCCTAAAAGAACTTACGGTTTCCGACCTGCAACAGGAACAGTATACCCCCGTAGAACAACGGGTGCCCGTTAATTAAACTAGCACATTTTAAACATTGATAAATATTAGATAAAGAGAGTTAACTATGCAGACCAAAGATCAGACAGGAATACATATTGAGGGTCATATCAAGATTCATGACCCAGTTTCTAAAGAAATTTTCATTGCCAAGCGCAATGCAATTCACTACGAAAACATCAGTTTGGCTCTGGCTCAAAGTTTAGCTAACAGCGGCAGCGGATTTGTTTATCAAATGGCATTTGGTAATGGTGGTACCAGCATAGATCCAACCGGAATAGTTACATATCTGACTCCAAACACCAGCGGAACAAATGCAAGTTTGTACAATCAGACTTATGCCAAAGTAGTCAATCAAAATTCAAGTAATAACACGGATCCCAGTAGAAATTTTATTGAAACACGCCACACAACTGGCACTAACTATACAGATTTATTTGTAACTTGTTTGCTGGATTACGGCGAGCCAAGTACTCAAAGCGCATTTGACACAGTGACTAACAGTAATAGCCAGTATGTGTTTGATGAATTGGGCTTAAGAAGTTACAACAAGGACGGAACTAGTTTACTATTGACTCATGTTGTGTTTCATCCAGTGCTTAAAAGTTTAAATCGTTTAATACAAATTGATTACACAGTGCGTATTCAAAGTTTGACCGGATTGGTAGGGGTATAATAAATGACGTATCAAGTTACATTTACACAAACTAACAATCCTGACAAGCCGCCCATCACGGTGGCTGACGGTGTTGTAGATAACAGTACCAGCTTAGAATTTCCAGGTAAGAATTACTCAGGATATGGTGCTATCATTGCTAAAGATTTCTTGCATCTGTTAGAAAACTTTGCCAACGATACCAGCCCAAACAACCCAGTGCAAGGACAACTATGGTTTGACACTGCCAGTGGAATTAACTTGTTAAAAGTATATGATGGTACCGCATGGGAACCAGCTGGCAGCTTAAAGAAAGCGAGCAAAGCTCCCGCCGCCGCAACCGCAGGAGATTTATGGGTCAACACAAACACAAGTCAACTATATTTGTATTCAGGCAGTACTTGGACACTGATAGGACCACAGTTTAGTGCAGGCCTTGCAACAGGCCCAGTGGTAGAATCTATTGTAGACACTGCCAACATTAGTCATAACGTTGTTGTAATTTATGCTTCAAGTGTTGACAATACCACCAGTAGCTATCGCGTGGCCATTATAAGTCAGGATGCATTTACTCCCAAGTCTGCAATACTGGGATTTACAACAATCAATACAGGAGTCAATGTAGCCAGTTCAAAATCAACAGTTGATACTGGTAGTAAATATACTGGATTTTGGGGAACAGCAAGCTCTGCAGATGGATTGTTAATCAATGGTTCAGCAGTCGATGGCGCAAACTTTTTGCGTAGCGACACACCTACCATTGCTAATAATACAGTTAGTATTCGCAATGATGGCGGTTTGGTAATTGGATCCAACTTGGGATTCAATATTGGTATCAACGGCAACAGCACATTGTTCTATTCAAAGAACAGCGGAAATCCCATTGACTTTGCATTAAACAACAATGGTACTGTGAACACAGTGCTACACATGACTGCTGATAGCAAGATTGGCCTAGGCACAAATAATACAAGCCCTCAGAGCACATTGGATGTTATCGGCGGTACAACGATCAAAGACGACCCCAGCACACAAGGCACAGTTTGGACCAGCCAAACCGCAGTCACGCTTGATCAATACCTTACCAGTAACACAAACTATTACCGAGTAATAGTTAGTGGTACTACCGGTACCACTGCACCCACTGATGTTAGCGGTTCGAATTTCCAAGATGGTACTGTCACACTTAAATGGATTGGAGTAATACCTAACTATCCAGTTCCTGGCAGGTTGATTGTTAAAGGCACTAGTGATATTGATTCTACCAGTGGTAGCCCATTTGATCCAGGTGGTCCAAGTATACAAACATTAGGCGGATTGAAAGTTACTAAAAAATCACAGTTGGGTGATGATGTTATCAGTTATGGTCAATTTTATGTCAACTACTTGGACGGTAATAGCCAGCCCATAGCAGCCAGTGTAATATTGCCAGGATCAGATCTTGCTGCCAACATTTATGACATTGGTTCTGTGACAAGGCCATTTAGAAATGTATTTGCGCAACAATTCCAAGGAAACTTCAGCGGAACACTGGTAGGCGGTAGCATTACAGGTAGTACTGGTATTGCACAAAGTGCTGCCAAGTTACAATCGCCTACAGTGTTGCAACTTATTGGAGATGTAACCAGTGACGGTGTTGAATTTAACGGGCAATCACAGACTGGCGTACAATCTTTTACAACCAGTATCAACCAAGGTATTATTACCAACAAGGTTGCGGCAAGAGATTCTAATTTAAATGATGAGCTGTTGATATATCGTCCCGGCACCGGCTTGTTGAGCATGACCAAAACAGTGCTATTCAATCACGTTGCAACAGTGCCAGTGGGTTGTGTATTTCCATATGCTGGTCTGGTGACCAATTTGCCAACTGGATACCTTCTATGCGACGGCAGTGAAGTCAAAATTGGTAGTTATCCAACTTTATACGCTGTTATTGGATACTCATACAAAGCGGCATCGCTACTGGTTGGATTAAGTACATTTGCACTACCTGATCTCCGTGGTAGATTTCCATTAGGTCCGGACAACATGAACAATGGACTCACTGTTCCAGCCAAAGACGGATCTGGCACACAAGTGAGTGCAGGCGGAGGATCTGCTAATAGAGTAAACAGTGTCAATGCAGACACCGTGGGGTCATCCAGCGGTAGCGAAAACATTACACTATCAACAACTAACTTGCCAGATCACAAACATAATCTTAATGACGGTGTACAACAGTTTTATGCAGTTGGTTCTCCTAATCCGGGAACTGATCCTAACACAAATATTAACATCGGTAAGGGCTTAACTGCCCAGGCACAAGCTGGCCAAGGATATGGATTAACTGATAGTGGTAGTGTAATTTCTAATACTTATGCCACACCAGTAACAGTGATGAATCCATACACAACAATGAATTATATAATCTTTACTGGTGTGGTATAATGAGCTATACAATAAAACTAACAAATAATAACACGTTAACTGAGATAATTGACGGAACAATTAATCAAACAAGTACTGATCTTACTCTTGTAGGCAAAAACTCCACTGGATACGGAATTTATTTCAATGATAATTTTGTACATTTATTAGAAAATTTTGCAAACACCAGTCAGCCAAACAATCCAATTACTGGACAAGTATGGTTTGATACAACACAAAACAGATTAAAAGTTTATGACGGTGCGCAATTCAAAGTAACCGGCGGAACACTGGTTGGTGCCACTGTGCCCAGTAGCCTAACAACTGGCGACATTTGGATCAATAGTGGCACTGCACAGTTATATTTTAATGACGGTGTTAGCAACGTGCTGGCTGGTCCTTTGTATACCAAGAGTCAAGGACAGAGCGGATTTATTGTAGATACAATTCTTGACATTAACAAAGTTCCTCACACCATTGTGTATTTGTATTGCGCCAGTAATTTATTAGGCATATTTGCTAGTGAGGCATTTACGCCTGCCACGCCAATCAGCGGATATGCAGGCAGTGTTGGGGTTGGATTCAATGTAAGCAGTTACACAGGAGTACAATTCAATGTTCCGGTACTAACAGCGGCCAACTTGTTGGGCGCAGACAGGGTTACATTATATTCAGCAGATAGTTTTGTCGCGACTAGCGGAAATTCCACAATTTCTAACGGCACTTTAACTATTCAAAACACAGCACTTATACCAGCATTGGTACTGGGAGCTGGTAGTAACAATGAAATTAACTCGTCAACTGCTACATTTCAGATCAAATCAAACACTGCAAATCAAAACTTTGAAGTAGCCACACTGAGTTCAACTGGCTTGACTTCAGCAATTTATATCAGCGCACAAAACAAGTTCATGGGTATTTTTAAAGGTACTCCAACAGCCGCATTGGATGTGTCGGGTGCAATTAAATCAACATCAACTATTACAGCTACTGGTGCAATTACTGCGTCTGCATTGAATGTAACCAGCAGTTATACACCCTCTAGTGCCACCAGCGCAGGAGTTGCTGGCCAAATTACTTGGGATGCAAACTATGTGTATGTGTGTACAGCTACAAATACATGGCGAAGATCAAGCCTGACCACATGGTAATAAGAGCTAAAATAATGATAAATACTCAAGAATAAGGAAACAGGAGCAATGGCATATACAATTAACAAATACAACGGGACGCTACTCGTAACAGTTGCGGACGGTACTGTTGATGCAACTACTGATTTAAAGTTAGTGGGCAAAAATTACGCTGGATATGGCGCAATCCAGAATGAAAATTTTGTTTATCTACTGGAAAATTTTGCAAATTCAACATCCCCTTCAAATCCTTTAACTGGTCAAATCTGGTTTGACAGCTCATCCAGCAAGTTAAAATTCTGGGACGGCGGCAAGTTCCGTACTACAGGCGGCGCTGAAATTGGCCCAACAGCTCCAAGCGGACTTACAACTGGCGATTTCTGGTTTGATACAGTTACCAGCCAGCTGTTTGCATGGAACGGCACTACATTTACACTAATTGGCCCACAAGCTGTTGCTGGGTCTGCCACAACACAGATGTTGAGTACCAGCCTCAAAGACAACTTTGGCACAAGTCATACAGTAATTGAAGCTATTGATAATGGACAAGTTATCTTTATCATCAGCCCAGATAGCGCATTTACATTGGACGGCCAAGTTAATCCAATTACAGGATTTACACAAATTCAACAGGGTGTCACTTTATGCTACACAAACAACGCAGGCACACCAGGGGTTACATCCAGCAACCATAGATTCTGGGGAACTGCAACCAATGCAGACCGTTTGGGCGGTTTAAGCGCCGCAAACTATGTTCAAGCTGGTTCTGCGGCATTTAGCACAGTGGTTAACTTTGCAGATGTGGGATACACAGTTGGTAATCCTGTTGCACGTTTGCGTGTGTTCAATAACAACAGTAGCACTCCTACTATTCAAAACACCAGTAATAACACTATTGTTTTCCAAACCACAGTATCTTCCAGTACAGTCACACCATTGCAGTTGGTTGGTGCAGATGTGCTTCCGGGTACCACGCAAGCAAGTAGTCTGGGCACTCAAAACTATCAGTGGTCAAATGTGTGGGCAACTACATTTAACGGCACTGCTACCAATGCTAACAATTTAGTCATTGGCGGCACAGCTTTTTCAGGCAGTGTGTCAACCAGCCCAGGAACAGTTGTTGCTCGCGACGGCAGCGGAAACGTTAATGCTAACACATTTAACGGTGCAAGCACAACTAGCTACTATGCTGACTTGGCAGAAAAATATATAACAGACAAAGAATATACCCCAGGCACTGTAGTGTGTATTGGCGGAGAAGCTGAAGTAACTGCCACATCATCAGGCAGTTTTGCAATAGGTGCAGTGTCAACAGATCCTGCTCTTATGATGAATAGTGGACTGTCAGGCGGAACATACATTGCACTTAAAGGACGAGTTCCTGTGCTATGTCAGGGGCCGGTAAACAAGGGCGATTTGATGGTATCAAACGGAGGCGGAACAGCTATATGTGATAACTCCGCTCCGAGCAATGGAAACATTGTATTTGCTGTGGCAATAGGCTCAACAAATTCTTTGCAGGTTGAACTTGTAGAATGCTTGATACTCTAAGAATTAAAGGATAAAAAATGGCTGGACAAGGCACACGAATACTTGCTAGTGACTATAATGCAATTCAATCAGTAGTTGCTACTGTGCTGGGCGCTGGCTCTGGCGCACTTGGTTACGGCCAAACAGTTACCAGTAGTCAAACAGCAGTGGGCGCCAAGATCACTGCAACAATGTGGCAAACACTACGCAACGATTTATTGGCAACCCGTCAGCATCAAACTGGCGCAAACGAAAGTGGAAATTTAACTGCACCAAGCACAGGCATCCTTGTTAGGGAATACGATCGTGCGGCTTACTATGCATATGCACAGTTAGTTCAAACAAATGCATTGACTACGCCACCAGCTGGGCAAGCATCGTTGGTCACTCTAGCCAACGGTACTAGAACTGCCGCTTGGAATGGAACACTCAATCACACAGTCAGTCTTAATTTTGGTAGTTATGCTGGAGCAAGATATTTCTTTAATTCAGGTAGTAACATTCAAATTAGCGGTAGTAATACCAATGTTCCGGCAGACGGTAGCCAGGCCAAGAGCAACGACTGGGCAACTATATTGGCCAACATGGGTACTATCTCCATGAACTACAACAGCACAAGCACAACCGGTTCAGGCAGTACTGCTGGCAGTGTTGGGTTTTATCAACTGACCACTAGCCCACAAACCATATTTACTAAATCCACAGCAAGCCCTACTTACAGTCCAAACCAATATGACATATTGGCTCAGGTTGACGGTACTGGCGGCATTGTTACATTTACCATGCAATTCCAGGACCTATCGGGTCAGCCAAATGCTCCATGGGGCACTGACGAATATGTGGAAGGCACACTAAGCAGCCTAGTGCAGACTTACTATGCCACAGGCGCCAATGTATCAGTGGCTCTTCCAATCATTACACAGTCAGGACCTTAATCCTCTAATCCGTTGACAAGATAATTACTGTAGTGTATTATATACATTACGGAGTTATCTATGGACGAACGAATTGAAAAAGCATTTGCAGTTGCCAATTACATGGCAACACTGTCAAATCAACGCAGAATAATATTAGAAGAATATACCCAAAAGTTGATATTTTATATCAACGGTGCAACATTTAAAATTGGGCCCGACTTAATCAATTTTACCAAGACAATGCTAGATCTCGATTATACAGAAGATGTGGCGTTCCTTGACTCTAATAATTTTCCAGTAATAATCGATGATGTCCAACAATTCTTTGATGATATCACTTTGATTTATTTTGAAGCCACAAATAGTTACGCGGCCAAATATGCAGAAATCAAAAGTAAACGAAAAGTTTCGGATATTGTTGAGCTATGACAACTGGCGCAGTAATTTTTGCACAGAATAATTCTACTATTGATTATATCAAACTAGCAGTATTTGCGGCTTCTAGAATAAAAAAATATTTGGATATTCCAGTAAGCATCATAACGGATACAAAAGATTACCTTTTGAAATCTTTTCCTGATCATGGATTTGATCAAATTATAGAAATTGACTTTGTTGCATCTGTACAAAATAAAAAATTCTTTGATGGCAGTATTACATCAAAAGTACTTCCTTGGAAAAATCACGCTCGAACAAATGTGTACGATTTAACTCCTTACGATAGAACACTGGTAATTGATAGCGATTACATTATCAGTTCAACAGTTTTAAAATCAGCATTAGACAATGATTACGATTTTCAAATATATAAAAATAGTTTTGATCTGGCAATTGACCGAGAACGTGATTTTGAAAGAATAAATCAATACAGTATTCCTTTTTATTGGGCTACAGTTTTTGTATTCCAAAAAAACACAATCATGGAAGCATTTTTTAATCTAGTAAGTTACATTAAAACAAACTGGAGCTATTTTCGATTACTCTACAACATAGATTCTTCAACATACAGAAACGATTTTGCATTTAGTATTGCAATACATATTATGGATGGAAAAACTCAGGGAGATTTTGCAATTGAACTTCCAGGAACAATGACCTATATCACCGATGCCGATGTGCTAATTGATATAGATGAAAATAAAATGAAGTTTTTAACTCAAAGAAAGAATTTTCTTGGAGAGTATACAGCATCAAAAACTACTGGATTAGATGTACATGTCATTAACAAAATAAGTTTGTTGCGATATGTAAACGGAGGTTCTGGTGTCTAAAGGATTCTTAATATTTGCACAAAATACAGATACAATTGACTATGTGCGTCAAGCATACGCATTGGCATTGAGTATTAAGTTTAGCCAGACAGATATCAATGCCGTTAGTATAATTACAAACAGCCCAGTACCTGAAAAATATCAAACAGCATTTGATCAAATAATTCCAATTCCATGGTTCGATGACACAGTTGATAGTGCTTTAAAAGCAGAGCATCGCTGGAAGCTATATCATGCCAGCCCGTATACCGAAACTATTGTTTTGGATGCAGACATGTTGATGTTGGCAGATATCGGTGTATGGTGGGAATATTGCGGCAACTATGACATTAAATTTTGTAATAGAATTTGTAATTACAAAAAAGACATAATTGTGCAAGACACACATCATCGTAAAACATTTATCTCAAACAATTTAAATAATCCATACTATGCATTGCATTATTTTAAGCAGTCTGACTATGCGCACGACTTTTATAAAGTACTAGAGTTTGTTATCAACAATTGGGAATATTGCAGGGGAACATTTGCTCCGTTGGATCCGCAAGAATGGATCAGTATGGATTTGGCAGTGGCATTGGCTAGTAAAATATACGGAATTGAAGATGATGTATCAAGCCCGTTGGAGTTTGTTCATATGAAGCCTGCAATACAAGGTTGGGCAACTACTCCTATAAGCTGGAAAAATTTTGTGAACTATGTGCTAAACAAGAAAGGCGAATTTGTTGTTGGCAACATTAAACAAGAAAAGTTGTTTCATTATATAGATAAAAATTTTGTAGATGATAACCTAATTAATCGGTTGGAGGAACTAGCAAATGGTACGTAAAAAATTACCTCCTCCTCCTGCGCAGTTAACAGATACGTATTATGCATATTACGATCCTGTTACTAATCAGTTGTTATCCGTGACAAATGAAAAAATAAGTCTGTATAATGATTACTTAGAAGTTGATTTTGATACGTATGAACGACTAGTAACTGGTAGAGAAAAATTTAGCGACTATCTATTAGGGCATATTAAAACAGAAGACAAAACTGTTTTAAAATTAATTCCTGTAGTTGAACAAGCATACAGTTTTAAAAACACAATGCTTGAAGTTATATCTGAAAACAAAATCAAAGATCCTGAGCTTGTTGTGGAATGGCATGGAGTGAACAAAGAATGGAATTTCTTTGTGTCTGCAACTGCCAAGGGAAGATTGAATGTTAAATTAGATAGTGCAAAGATTTTATTTTTTATCATTTTAGAAAATGACTATGATTTCCTGATTAGGACTATTATAATTGATTCTCAAGAATTACTTTCACAGAAATGTGTAGGAATACCGTTTGCTAGTGAGATAGAAAATTATATAGGCAAACTGTCCGTTGCTTCTAGATTGATTTTTGAAAGCCAGGCATTAAGGATAGTTAATGAAAACAATTAAAATTATAGAACAAGACGTTGTATTTCTCAGCTACAACGAACCGAACGCTGAAAAGAACTATGCAGATTTATTGGCAAAAGTTCCTTGGGCCAAACGTGTACACGGAGTCAAGGGCAGTGATGCCGCGCACAAGGCCTGCGCCAAACTAAGCGAAACCGAATACTTTACCACAGTGGATGGCGACAACATTATCGATCCCAAATATTTGGAAGTAGAAATTGACATAGATGGAAAACAATTCACAGATGCCAATGTTTTTAGTTGGGCAGGTAATGTGCATGTTAACGGATTAAAATACGGCAACGGCGGGCTAAAGTTGTGGACACGCAAGTTTGTTAACCAAATGAAGACTCATGAAAATTCTAATCCCAATGATGTACAGGGAAAAGTTGAGTTTTGCTTTGATCAACGGTACTATCAATTTAACGAATGCTACAGCGAGAGCTTTACCAATGCAACACCCGAACAGGCATGGAGAGCAGGATTCCGAGAAGGGGTTAAGATGTGTTTGGTGCAAGGCGCTCGTGTGTCAAACACCAGCGAAATTTGGTGGCAAAACTATCATAGATTGCTTATATGGTCAAGTGTAGGGGCAGATGTTGAAAACGGTATATGGAGCATACTTGGTGCAAGAGAAGGCGCATACAAAACGTTGTTGACCGATTGGGACTATGCCAATGTAAGAGATTTTGATTGGCTGAGTGAATTTTGGAATAAAACTCATGCCCAAGCAGAACCAGAAGAAATGACCAAATACATAAACTTTTTAGCACAAGAACTTAGAGACAAATCTAAATTAGAAATTGCTAATTTAGATTCAGCTGGTAGCAAGTTTTTCAAAACAGTTTATAGTCCAACACCTAGAAGTATTCGCAAAAAATTCTAATGTACGATATAATTTTCATCAGTTATAATGAGCTATACGCAGAGGCAAATTTTGCCAAACTGAGAGAAAGTTATCCGCTGGCCAAGCGTGTGGACGGAGTTGCTGGTATACATCAAGCACACATAGCCGCCGCCAAGAAATCTATGACCAAGATGTTTTGGGTAGTAGATGCCGATGCAGTCATAGTGGACTCGTTTAAATTTGATTATCATGTGCCTGATTGGGACTTGGATGTTGTTCATGTTTGGCACAGTCGAAATCCTGTTAATAATTTGACCTACGGATATGGTGGAGTTAAACTCTTACCAAAAAAACTTGCAATTGGTATGGCTACCAACACTATAGATATGACCATGAATATCAGTAGTAAATTTAAAGTCATGGAAGAGGTGAGTAATATCACGGCCTTTAACACAGATCCGTTTAGTGCATGGCGCAGTGCATTTAGAGAGTGTTGCAAACTAGCTGTAACGAACAATGAAGAATCTTTAGCTAGATTATATTTTTGGTGCCAATTAAATGACCGTGTTCAGTACGGTGCGTATGCTTATATGGGTGCAATTACAGGCAAAAGTTACGGAGAAAAAAATGCCTCCAATCCGGAGGCACTTGCTAAAATAAATGATTTTAATTGGCTAGAAGCTCAGTGGCTAGCGGAAAAATTTCAGATATCACTTTAGCACAAGCAACAGCAACTTCTCGATGTTCTTTTTGTGTGCCGTTAGCACTGCGCAATTCAATGAAATGCACCCAGCTACGCAGGGTACCATTCATATAAATCCTGCTTTCAGTAAGACCTTCTGGTAGTACAGCACGGGCTTGCTCTTTAGCTATGCCGTTTGCAATAGCCCATTCGTATTCACGTTTGGCGGCATAGATGACTCGTTGTTGAGCTCTGTACCATTCGTTTTGTAGCAATTGATCATCCACGGTGATGCTGTTCTGTCTATTTTTATCGTCTTGGAGTCTAGCTTCTCTACATACAAACGACAGATCTTTAGTAGGGTCAGCATATCGTTGGGAGAACTCTTGGAAGCTGAAGCTACGATGTCTAAGGATCTGTCGTGCAATATCTCTTGTTGTAGTAATTTCGATACAGGCTGAGACCATTTCGAGTGGGCTCCAGTGTTGGTGTTTGACCAAGTATCGGATGAGCTTGTCGGATGTTTCAGTGTTAAGTTGGTTGCTGGGATTGGACACACGGGCACAATACGCAATGAGTTCCTGTGCATCTTGGATACCAAGATTTGCAAATTCCTGTGTGGGCTGGGAGTAACTGAGTAAGCGAACATGCATTATTTATAGCTTCTTTTTCTTTAAAAATTTCTGTGTACTACGTTCAATATCTTTTCTAACGCGGTTTGTGTCTAATTTAAAATCGATGTTATCAATTTTATCTTCATAGCTTTTAACCAGCTCTGATAAGTTTCGTTCAAAGACGTCCCATCCTTCGCGTTTAGCTTTTTGCGTTATTTTTATTTCCCAAATCTTGCCATCTTTAAAATTGACCAAAACAGTATGCAAGTACCCTAACGGTACCACATTTAATCGTACATCACCGAAGATTTCCGGCCAATTTTCTATAACATCTTTGGGAAGAGATCTTCCCGTTTTTGTCACTTGACTTTTTTGGTCGGAACCAACTCCTCGGCTTTTCGACGCATCTCGGCAGCTTGTTTACTCAACTTGTCTGCTTGACTGCGGAAAAACTTTGCCCGATCTTCTGGACTGGCATCTGATGCAGGTTGCACCAATTCTACTGTAGCAGTAGCTTTGGCATCCATTTTAATAGCTTCGTCGATGTTTGCTACATCTTGAATACTACGTGCTTCTGTCTTTTCTTTTGTGTCAGATTTAAGTGACAAGTCATCGATAGCAACACCACGCTGTTCAGCAATAATTTGATTCAACTCGCTCAACAAAATATTGAATTGTGTAGTAGGAGTCATCTCGATATCGCTTGTTGGTGCTTTGATCAACCGGCCGTTGCCGTGCAACCAACGTAGCATATTACTGCCATCTGGAAATTGATTACGATCCAATGCATCTGCAAATTCGTATGCATCTTGACCACTGCCACTTTCTACCAAGTTAATAATGGCATCGTGAAATATGTCGGGCATATTTTCAGTTGGAACAATTAAGCAGTAGTGCGCATCACCTGGCAATGTACGGTAAGCTACCAAGCATTTTTTGTTTGTGGCTTTTACACGGGCCACGTGTTTGAGTTCGTTTGCCATAATTAAGCTCCTGTGGTAGGTGCGGCTGCTTTTTGTGCTTCTGCTTGTTTAGCAACAACGGCTAAAAATGATTCTAACTTGGTGTATGTTTGACCAACTGCAACCATTTCGTTTGGTTTGAATGCGCCACGTGAGCTGGCAATATCAATGATAACTTTCATTGCTTGCAAGTCGTTGATGGTCAATTCCTGTGACTGTTCTGCTTGGGCTTCTGGAGCCGCTTGTGTTTGTTCTTCACTCATTTAGAGTTCTCCTTAAAGTACTAATATAATTATCTACTCTGTAGGAGAGGACATGCAATCGTGAAAAAACTGAGTTCTTTTTCCGATTCAAAACCAATACGTGTATTATACACTATTGTATTGGTATTATCTAGCACAATACCCTGACCCACGTAGTACCTACTATTTAGATTCTTCTTGATCCACGAGTCGACAGATTTGACTATAGTTGGATTATACTTGTCTAAACTAGTGTATTTAAAATGTGGGCAGGCAAACTCAACCCTGCGTAGATCGAAATAATCTAAAGGATTGGGTTTGCCATTTTTTAAAGCCATTAAGCAAGTTCCTTGACTTCTTCGTAGTAAGCATACTCGCCAAACGGTGGAACGATTGTGTTATTGCCGTGGATCACAAACACTGTATCGCAGTAGTTTTCATCACCCCAGCTGCCCCAAGGGTAACCGTCTGTGAACATGATAAACTTTTTGGGTTGAATATCATGTTCTTTCATGTATTCCCAGTTGGCGTCAAACTCAGTTCCGCCACCGCCCATTGGTTCGTACTCGTCGAACTCGTCAATATTGTATCCGTCAAAGTCTGCTTCGTTGTATACTTTGGTATCAAAGCACCAAACTTTAATCTTAAAGTCTTTGTACTCTTGCATGATACCTTTGATTTCTGTCAAAAAGTCTTTTGCTTGTTCGTCACCGATCGAACCTGACATGTCAATTGCTACACAGATATCAATTGTTTCTTCAAATTGTGTACCTGGAAGAATTGCACTCATATGCCAGCCTTTACGGTTAGGACGCATGAACGAATAGTCATTCTTAATAGTGCTTTGAATTTGCTGACGCAAAATTTCACGCCAATTCATTTTGGGCTCTGTTAAATCTTTGATCATGCGTTGTACGCTAGCAGGAGTATTACCTGCACCTGCGGCCTGTGCGGCTTGCATTGTGGCTTCGCGAATCTCGTCACGAATTTGTTTTAATTCCTCTTTGCTGTATCTAGGCTTGCCATCTTTACCATCTTCGCCCCAGTCAATATGATCATCCAGCAGTTGGCCCAACTGATTGAGTTCATCTTCGTCCATCTCATCAAAGATTTTATCGTACACTTCTTCAGCACCCATGCCGTAATATTTTTGGTCATGGAAGATTGTGATACCTTCAATTTTGTGATCTCCAATACGATCACGTACAATTTGTCCGTTAACACAATAGTCGGCGGCAATGTTAAAAATTCGCGGATTGCGATGATCTCTACGACTCATATGATCGAATACATTATGCAAGATTTCATGTGCAATAACAAATTCAACTTGTTTGACTGTTAAGGGTGTAAAAAATTCTCGGTTAAAAAAGATTGTACGTCCGTCTGTAGCGGCAGTGCCCATCCATTCGGAACCTTCTTCAATTTTCAAACGTGTAGCCATGTTGCCAAAAAACGGATGGCGAAGTAGCAAGCCTACTCGTGCTACGATAATTTTATCGATGATTGGATCTGCGTGTGACATATCTGCTCCTGATGTTTACTATATGTATATATTATAACACCACCCGAAGGTGGTGTCAAATGGTGCTAAATCAAATTATTTTTCAGTAGCTTGAGCAATAAAGCGACCGTATTTGGTGTGGAACGCATCAAAACACTTGATTTCGTCCGGATCCAATGGCAACTTGTAAGTACTCAATGCCAATTTAGTACCCATAATAACCAATTCTGTTTCAAAGTTATTCATCATAAATTCGAAGAAGCAGTTAACTTGTCCATTCCAATCTTTAACTTTCTTCTCGCAAGAATCTTTCAATTCATAGCACAAGGACACAGTCAAAGAGTACATGGCACTGATTTCTTTAGAATCCATCTTTTTAACTTTACCGCTCAAAATGTCTGTAGGATTAGGCATCTTGCTGGAAATCTTACGATGAGCCATGAAGCTGATTGCCAACCCTTCGCCTACAGACCCCGATACCAAGTCTGTAAGTGTGTCAACATCCACATCGTCGTCTGTGAGCAATTCGCTCACAAATGACCAAGAGCGTGGAGTAGCAAATGCACGTGAGCTGGACTTTGGATCAAAATCGTACAAGCTCTTTTTACTGAAGCTCAAAAAACCAACAACATCTTGATGAACTTTGTTTTCAACAGCCCATTCAAAGTAGTCGTCCCAGTTAACTTGCATTTCCAAGTGAACAAAACGATTAGCCAACGGAGCAGGCATACGGAATGTAACACCTTTGTCAGTCTCGCGATTACCAGCCGCTACCAACACAACATTGTCTGGCAAGTGGTAAGTACCCACACGACGATTCAAAATCAACTGATAAGCCGCCGCTTGCACACTGGGTGCGGCACTGTTCATTTCATCCAAGAATAGGATAATTTGTTTGTGTTGACTTGCCAATTCTGCGTTTGGCAATTCGCTAGGAGGAGCCCAACGCATGGTATTATCGTTGGAATCAAAATATGGAATGCCTTTAATGTCGGTAGGTTCCCAAAGACTCAAACGAACGTCGATTACATGAGCATCGAGCTCAGCACCAAGTTGTTTGATAATATCTGATTTACCAATTCCGGGAGGACCCCAAAGGAAAATTGGACGTTTGTTTTTAAAAGCCTTACGCAAGGACTTTTTAGCACCGCTTGGGCCCACTGTACGGCTACTAATTTCTGGCATGTTATTTCCTATCTTAGTTTAAAAAATACGTTGTTGAATTAACTCTGTATGTATGTATTATATAGGAAACCGACCGGAGTGTCAACTGTTATCTGTGCCAGCAAGTTCTTTTTCTCGCTCATTCATGGCTTTGATTATGCCAAATTTTCTAATGTCGTCCGAAAACAACATTAGCTCAAATCCTTTGCGTTCTGAAAACACAGTGATTGACATAGGTGTTAGATAATATGGACAGTCTACATACCTTTCCAAAAAGATAATTGTTTGCGGACTTAGCTCGATTGGTTCAGTGAACGGAATCTCATACTCTTTCAAGTCCAATTCTTTAACCAAAAATTCATAACCCTCTTCACTTAGTCGAAAGTTGGTTGTTTTGCCTGCTCTAGTACTTTGCCACCATTTGCGTGAGAACAATTGCAAGTTGGCTTCATCTGTACTCTTGCCCCATTGCTGTAAAAATATTTTGGTAAGGGCGTTGCGTGTTATCATTTTATAACAGTGCCTTGAGTCAGCATCACAACTTGAAAATCATCTACACCAAATGTCTGGTTCAATTTCTTTGCCAAATTGTGTGCATGTCCGGGATTTGAAAAACTGACTTTTTTATATTTGGGGCCGGGATAACTGGTAAGGCTATTAAAACTCTTTAGATTGAAAGGCTCGTTCTTATAGAAGACGGCCCAAATTGCCTCGGCTTCTAAAACCTGTTCGGCTTTATAAGTTTTTTTATTAACGTATTCTAAAAGAACTTTTGGTTTTGGTCTTGACATGATGTATGCGTCTCTCGATAAGTACGCATATATTTATCATTATTTGTCGTCAAAACCACCTCCATCCATTGTAACGCTTACAACTTCGGTTTCTGCTGATGTTTTTAGCTTGTTAAACAATGTTTCAAAGTCTTGTAGTAGCTTATCTTGTATTTCCAACAAAGCTAGGTTAAGCAACCTAGCCTGTTGAATAGTTAATTTAACTTCTCTAGCCTGAGTCAGCTCGGCCGCACGTAGAGTTTGAGCAAACTGTGATATAGGTGTTAGATTAATCGGATTTTGCATTGGCAAGTATCTGTTTCATTTCAAATTCAGTCTTAAAAGGACCTTTGTACTCATTACGTTCTAATGTAATGACTTTAGGGCAGAATGATTTGACCCATCCTTTATTGAATTTGATTATATAGTAACCTGCACAGTACAAACTCTTACTGGCATTGCTCTTGGTAAACAGTGGCAGACGACGTCTTACATCGTACATGCTGTTATAAGGTTGCACACTGGTAGCAAATCCATGACATTCGTTAGGCTCTGTTTGTGTTACTTTGACTTTGGAACTAGATAGAAAGAAACCTTCACCAAATTGCTTGGTAAGATCCTGTTTTTTGTTAAACATAACTTCACCTGCTGTACTGCTCAAGATGAATTTGTTGTTTTCTTTTTTGTGTAATGTTGCAATTTTAGAACCGTCTTGTTCTACAATCCAAAATTTACCATCCACAATAGGCTTGGCGTATATTACTGACATGTTTTTCTCCTTGATACTACTAGGCCCCGGAGGCACACTAGTAATATACATATTTATCTCTTTCATCTGTTAGATTACTTCGTATTCGTCTTTGCCACACCCGCATTCTGGGCATAAAAAATCGTCTGGCAATTCGTTCCAAACACCTTCAAAGTCTTCATCGTGGATATGTCCACATACTACGCATACATGTGTTTCACTCATTATAGTGTCTCCAATACTTGTTGATATGCTTCTGCATGGCGTTTTTCAATTTTAGCTAACGCCGCAAAACGTTTTTCTGCTTTGGCTAGAACTGCGGCAAACTGTGCGGCATGTTCTTTTGATTCTTCAATTTGGTTGGCGGCTTCTTTGGCGGCTTCTAGTTCGCCTTCTCGTTCAGCAATGGCTTGAAACTGTGGATACATCTGAGTAAACTCGTATGTTTCACCTTCGATAGCTTTTTCCAAACATTCTTTGGTTGTGGGCTTACCAACTATTAGTTCCAAATGACCCCATGCGTGTAGTAGCTCTTGATCTGCTGTATGTTCAAAGTGTTTGGCAACATCTTCAAATCCTTCTGCTCGAGCGATCTTCGCAAAGTAGCGATATTTGATATGAGCCTGTGACTCACCGGCCAGCGCCGATTCTAAATTTTTAATTGTAACTGACATAGTTTCTCCTTAAACGTCTCTGTCCATTTCACATGCTTCACGTACTAGTGAAACAACTTCGTCCAGCGTGTTGCACAAGATCTTTGCGTTGACATAATCGCCTTTCTTGTTGCGCCCACCTGCTTCTACCATGAAGCCGTTGTCGTACATATTAATTGTAAACGACTCATTCACTTTGGTTAGTTTATCACCAAATGATTTTACTGATTTTGCTGTTGCCATTTTAGTTCTCCTGTGTTAGTTTGCGCCAAGTGAGATCCTTTTCCGGATACTTTGCTTGGAATGGTTCTGCATATTGCTGAATGTTATCAGCTATCTTTTTCATATCCCAAGCATTGCAAAACTTGAGCATACGGATACCAACTTGCGTAACCTCTTTAGGTCGGGCATTAGTAGCAATTGTTTCTTTAATTTTTACTTTAACATCTTCTGGCTGTGCTGTAAGATCGCATAGCTGTACATTACGTTGGTAATCTTCTAGCACACGATGTTCTTCACCATTGTGGTCGACCCAACGTTGCAACATGAGATTGTTCCAAGAATATCCGCGAGTGTTACGATCGGAAAACGCCTCCATGAGACCAACTTTATTCTTTGAACCTTTTGTTCGTACTCCGGGATAAGCTGAAAATACATTATCTGATGTGTCGCCTCGCATACATTTTTCGAACAGCATCCATTCAGGGTCTTGTGCAGGCTTAGGCTCGCCTGTCTTTTTGTCTTTAACTGGTTTACCTTTGGCATCAAAGATGCCTTCGTGTGTAATATGTAAATCACCTACACCATTATACTGACTCACATTAGGCGCAATGAGTTGTGCAAAATCTCCGTCTGTCGAAATAATAACATGTTTGCTATGTGGATGTGCTTGTATCCATCCGGCAATCAAATCGTCTGCTTCTAGATTAGCATGTTGCAGAATAGTAGAATTAGTTTTCTCTGTAACAAATGTTTTAAATTCATCAAACGCTTCCCAGAACAACTTGTCTTCATCTTGTTCTTTTTGCGTCATGGCCGCACGAGTTTCTTGCCTGTTGGCTTTGTAAGGTTTGTAATAGTCCTTACGCCAGCTTCGACCTTCGAGACAGAACACCACATGGCTACCACCAAAGTCATTCCATGCTTTCTTGATACTGTTGAGTGTAATATGAAAGGCCATGCCCAACTTAATGTCGGCAGAGCCTTGCACCACGTGTCTAGCACGAAAAAATGTATTTGCAGTATCAACAATAATATATGTCATTCAACTACGGCTTTTCCGCCGCCTAATTTACTCACATTAATAAATCCAGCACTAACACGTGATGGGTCTTGTCCAGCTTCTGCAATCATGTTCAATGCCAAATCTCTGAACCAGCGATCCACAATTTCTTCTTCTGGATCGCCTTCGAATCCATAACCAGCTTGTTTCAATTGTACTATAAACTCTGGGTTCCAGTCAAGTTCAAAAAAGCCATTACGTATGTTCTCTTTATTAACATGGGTATCCAACACACTTACCCAAGGTTCTCCACGAATGGTTGCACGTTCCTTTGGAGTCATCTTGGCAATGCGCTCATCTTCTTTGGCCTGCTTTTCGGCTAGTTGTGCTTCGGCAGTTGCAGTAACAGCTTGAGTTTCTATATCTTTGAGAACTCGTATGTTTTCCTCCAACTTATCAATTCCCAACATTCGTTTGAATAAATTTTTAATCATTTTGTTTTTCCTATACAGTCACAATCTCTGCCTTGCCTGCAATTACCAGTACACGCTGAATTGTTGTCAGGAGTCATAACTACTATCACTCCTACTAAAACTGCTACTAAAAGTAATGCTACCAACATGACTGACATTTAGGTACCCCATTCGTTTTTAAACAGCGGAACTTGTAAACGGTCACTATAACGCCAGCCACGTTTCATAGCCGCTAGTGCTACATTTTTTGCATTCAATGTATAAACACTTTCTACACCGCCTACTGGCATTAGATAAACATACCCTTCAAATCCAGCACTACGGAATGCTCCTACAGCACATTCTGCATCTAGAATATCTTGTTCTGTTGCTACTACAAATTTAAGATATACTGTACCAACTTCCTGATATGTACAAACAATCTCTGGACAAATAGCTTCTTCCCACTTCTCACCA